TAAAAAGGATGATAGAGGCCGTGTCCGATCCGGATTACGTGTACATGATCAACGATAGCGACAACTTCGTGGACAGGGCCGAGCTTTATAATTTCTGGGCCAAGACGCTGATAGCGGAGGTCGATGATTTCAACGTGCCCGAGTCAAAGAAGGAATTGATATCGAAGAGACAGAAAAAAATACGGGACGCTTCCCTTGGATCGGTAAACCCCAAGGTAATATCCGAGTTCAAGAGGAACGCTTCCTCATTCATTCAATATGATTTATCCAATAGTAATATGACAAACAGCGAGAAAATAGAGCATATCCTACGGACATTCGGGGTGATCGTGAACGTGGCCAAGGAGATTAACGGGTACTCGTCAGACACGTATCTGCTAGAGGTATCCGCTGGGACAAAGATCACGACAGTGATGAAATACAAGCTAGACATAGCGAACGCGCTGGACGTGCCATCCATAAGGATGGGTAACGAGCTTATGGTGTATGAGGAAAAATCCTACCTCTCCATAGAATCACCGAAGAAAAGAACCAAGTCCTTGTATTGGGACAAGAAGTATATCGACGGCATGAGGATTCCCATAGGAACGGATAACTTCGGTAGGCTCGTGGTGTGGGATCTCGATAACAACTCCACGCCTCACGCCTTGATTTGCGGAGCTACCGGTAGCGGTAAATCCGTGTGTATCATATCCACGATAGAATACGCCCGCTTAGCCGGTATCCGGGACATCGTAATTTTCGATCCGAAATACGAGTTCTGTAATTATTCCTCCGAGAAATACATAAAGGTCTATAATGATATAGAAGAAATAGAGGCCAAGATGAAAGAGCTCGTACAGGATATGCAAGAAAGGGCTAAATCGAGGGCATCATGGAAAACGCTGGTGGTGTTCGATGAGTTCGCCGACGCGGTAGCGTCCTCCCGTTCGGGAACAGAACTTGACATAAAGGAAATGGTCGAGGTTGGCCAGCGAAAGAACGCCTTCGGATTCCTCGAGCCTAAAATGGAACTACGCACGGTCGGTCGTGAAAAGTCATTGGAGGAGAATCTGAAGATGTTGCTACAAAAGGGACGATCGCTTGGGTTCCGGATCATGGCGGCTACGCAAAGAGCGTCGGTTAACGTGATCACGGGAGACGCTAAGGTGAATTTCCCCGTACAGATATGCTTCCGTGTACCTAAGGAGATTGACTCCAAGGTTGTCCTTGACGAGCCGGGAGCCGAGACGTTGGGCGGCATGGGGGACGGACTAATGAAATCTCCCGAGTATCTAGGTATCGTGAGGTTCCAAGGTTTTTATAAAAAATAACGGCCATGGCTAAAAGGTACCAGCTATCCGAGTCTTTCATTAAAACACTGTCCCGCCATCTATCGGTTATCCTAGAACACGTGGATTCCAAGGGAAGACCAAGGATAGCCGATACCGTAAGATTGGCCAAAAAGGATCTAAAGAAACTCGAGAAAATAATCCAAGATGAAAGAACTGATATTATGCCTCAATGAGGCATGTTCTAAAAGACATTGCCTTTGCCATCAACGGCAGAGGCATTGGACAGACCCGTCTAAAAAAGAAGGGGAAACTGTGAGGCCGGAATCGGCCTTACTTGACGGGAATACTCCTTGCAAAGGGTATGTCCCACAATACGAAAGAAAGAAGTATAACATTAATTATTAAAGTATATATGAGAAACTGGTTTATTAGCAAGGTCGCATATGAGAAGATGCTGGAGAACGGCATGCAAAAACGAGTGGTCGAACCCTATTTAGTGGATGCCCTCTCCTATACGGAGGCTGAAGCACGCACGATAGAGGAATTAAGGCCGTACATTACCGGAGAGTTCACTATCGCCGACATAACACGTAAAAAGATAGCGGAACTATTCTTTAACGATAACGGTGATAGATTTTATGAGATTAAGATCTATTTTATCACGCTTGATGAGAAGAGTGGCATAGAGAAGAAAACAGCGGCCAGATTCATAGTACAGGCGAGCGGCCTAAAGGAAGCGATCTCATGCTTCGAGGAGAATATGAAAGGGACCTTGGCGGATTATACCTTGGCAATGGTAAGCGAGACCCTTATTATGGACATCTTCCCGTTTGACGCTGATAGCGTACCAAAGGGCAAAACAGATAATTAATATTAGAGTGTGTTTTTCATGGTATTAGATTTAGTTTTTATCCCCGCCGTCCGTGAGGATACGCGGGGATTTCGGGCGGTAAGTATTCCGGGATGAAACGTTACGGAGTGAGCATGACGTAAAGAGGCCGGTTCGATCCCGGCACCGTCCACGAATAACAAACATATAATTATGGAAACAATACAGAATTTAGATCACTTGACAATGGCCATATACCTTATCACCGCAATACTAGGACTGATCGCATTGATATTGGCCGTATTCTTACTAATAAACGATAAAGAAAGGAGGAATTCGTGGGAAAGAAAAAACATGATTTAGTGATAGCCGTTGACCCGGACATAGATAAATCCGGTATATGCGTACTGTCTCCTTCAACGAGACAGCTAATTCTAAAGAGCCTCCCCTTCCCTGTGTTGGTCGATTTCATAAAGGAGGCAAGAGAGAGATACAAGGGGATAGACATAGTGGTCATTGTCGAGGCCGGATGGCTTAACGAAAAAAGCAACTTCCATAAGGCTAGGGGTAAATCCGGCGAGAGGATAGCCAAGTATGTAGGTCGTAACCAGCAAACCGGGATATTGCTTCTCCAGATGTGCGAGCACATAGGGATTCCCTGCGAGGAGGTAAAGCCTTTGACCAAGCATTGGAAAGGGGACGAGGGCAAGATAACCCATGAGGAACTCTCCTACATAGTCGGTCCCTTGCCTAAGAGAACGAACCAAGACCAACGTGACGCTACGATTCTGGCTTGGTGGTACGCCGATCTCCCGATCAAAATAAAGACTTGGTGATATGGCGAAGAAGAGAGACGAGCAAGAAAAGGTGAAATGTGGCGAATGCGTGAACGGTAAGCCTCACAAGGGACTATGCGTTTGGTGCATCATACATGATGCTGGACGAGTAGCTAACTCCACGAGATTTTGTAACACTTTTAAAAAGAGAAGATAATATGGAACAAGAGAAATTTGATTTATGGTGCGTGGTCGAGTTATTCGGCCATTCAAGGATAGCGGGAAGATGTACGGAACAGAACGTGGCCGGTACCAATATGCTTCGGGTAGACGTTCCGGATACAAGTAACCAGCCCGGTTTCACCCGCTTTCTCTCATCGGGGGCCATATACGCTATAAATCCTGTCTCCGAGGAAGTAGCAAGGCAAATGGCGGAGAACCTGCAAATACAACCTGTAAACATATGGGATGTAAACCACCTTGTAGACCAGAAACTAAAGTCCTTGCAGAGCGGAGAGTCTCCGGATTTTGATTTTTAATATATGGATAAGGGTTTCATTATGCTCTCTCGTAAGTTTTTTTCTAATGAAATGTGGGAAGCAGCCCGGACATTCTCGGAGTGCGAAGCGTGGCTTGATCTAATACAATCGGCACGATTTGAGGCAACCGACACGATCGAATGTATCGGAGGTAGAGAAATAACATATGGGAGAGGATAATAAATCCTCTCTATTTTATAATAATCATTTAGATAACTGTATGAAAAGAGGACTAAGCAAGCTTACCCCCAAGGAGCTATCTATGTTAAATAAGACTATTAAAGGGAAACGGATAGTATCCTTTTATTCTGAAGATGGGGATATAATTAATGAAATGATGCCTTCTTGCGATAAACTTCGAAAATTCAAAATTAAGCATGATATCATTTATGCACTTGATGGAACAATAGTAAAGCGCATTCCAATCGGTGGCAGAGCAATATATCTTTTTGCAGAGAATCATGGAATAAGCTCAAGAATGAGAGATGCAATTCGTGAAGAGGCCATGAAACTAAATGACAGTATAAAAAGAAAAGTATTTGAAAGAGACGGTAGATATTGTGCTGTTTGTGGATGTTCTGAAAAACTCTGCATAGATCATATTATTCCTGTATCAAGAGGAGGCTTTACAGTTTTGGACAATCTTCAAGTATTATGTGAGAAATGTAATTTACAGAAAAGCAATATGACAATGGAAGAATTTAAATTATGGAGAAATAAACATGGCACGACCAAATAAAGAAGGGCTAGACTATTTCCCTTTCGATGTTGATTTCTTTTCTGATGAAAAAATAGGCTCAATATCGGGTGAATTTGGCATTAAGGGTGAGATCACCGCTATAAAGCTGCTTTGTGCGATATACCGAAATGGGTATTTCATATTGTGGAATGATGCGTTAAAGATGTCACTGCTTAGAGGTTTACCCGGCATTAGCTTAGAATTACTGGAGCAGATAGTAACACGCTTGGTTAGGTGGGGATTCTTTGAACAGACTCTGTTTAGCACGGTAAGTGTTCTAACTAGCAAAGGTATTCAGGAGCGATATTTCAAGGCTATAAAAAGAAGAAAAGATTCATCTAATTATCCTTACCTACTAGTTAATGTAGACAATAATAAGGTTAATGTAAGCAATAATGACATTAATGTAAACACAAACCCTATAAAGGAAAGAAAAGGAAATAAAAATAGAGAGAGTCTTAATACGCGTGAGACGCTTTTCGATAATTTCAAGAATGAGTTATTGAGGGACGAGGAATGGCGCAGATACGCTTGCCAGATATCGGGATTGAGCGTCGCTTTCAATGACCTCATTCCCGGCGAGCTGGATAACTTCCTCGCTTGGATGGTATCCACCGGGGAAGGCGATACGCTAAAAACGATAGATGACGTTAAGAGACGATTCACCTATTGGTGGCAGGGAACAGGACTAAGGGCTTATAATCAAAGAAATGGAGGAACAAGAAAAGAAACTTTCGGAGGCTATACAAGCCATGCGGAGGCCTACGGAAAAAGAGAGGCTCCAGCAAAAACAGGTGTTCAACCTAGTGAAGAAGCACGCAAGGACTATACAGAACGTTTCTAGGTACGATCTCTCGGACGATACGGAGTACATCAGCCACGCCCGGATGATAAAGGCGCTAGGTTGTAATTACCTAGGGATCGAGAGGCGGCAATTCGAGACAGACAGGGGGAATGACAAGGTTTTGAGATTCCTGTTGTATTATTTCAACGATTGCCCGTTGGCCGAGTCCGTATTCCCGGAGGAGAACTATAAGCTGCACAAGAACCTCCTTATCGTGGGAGATCCGGGAACGGGCAAAACGCTCATGATGCAGATATTCGCCGATTACCTGAAATTGACGGATAACCCCAAACGCTTCGTGAACCTATCCGTGACCCAGATGATGAACTATTACAAGATCCATGGTCACATAGACAGGTTCACGTACAACGAGGAGGCCGGGAAAGGGAGCATGGAAGGGAACCCGTTCGATATCTGCCTTAACGATATCGGTCTTGAGACGGAGAACCAGAAAAGCTACGGCACCAGCCTTAACAGCGTAATAGACGAGTTCCTATACGCGAGGTACGAGATATACCAGTCCCATCAGAAGAAGTATCATATCACTTCCAACCTATCCGTCACGGATTTCAAGAATCGGTTCGGAACTAGGCTGGTGGACAGGTTCAAGAGTTTTAACGTGATAATCCTAAACGGAGAAAGCAGGAGAAGATAACATGGAAATAACAGAGAGATTGAGAAACACCCCTATCGGTTTGATCGTGTTGGTAGGAGACATGAAAATTATCGTGGAAAAGTACAGGCCGTACTACAACGGGCAGAACAAGATCCCGTGCAGGGGATGCGTCTTCCGGGACGATGGAGCGAGATTTTGCGAGTACAGCAAGGCTTGCATGGCCCATCTGAGGCCGGACCATGAAAGCGTAGTTTTTGCTAAAACGAGAGAGACATGACACATGGATCATTATTTTCTGGTATAGGAGGATTTGAGACTGGAGCGGAATGGGTTGGCATAGAGACTCTGTGGAACTGTGAGATCGAGCCATTCCAGAGGAGTATATTAAAAAAACATTTTCCAAACACAAAGCAATATGAGGACATCAAAGAATTGTCAAACCCCGGATATGTGGACATCATTAGTGGAGGATTTCCGTGTCAAGACATTAGCATTGCGGGAAAAGGTGTTGGTATCACCGGAAGTCGCTCTGGACTATGGAGTGAGATGCATAGAGTCATACGGGAAGTTAGACCTCGATACGTCATCATTGAGAACAGCCCAATGCTCCTTGTTCGAGGTTTCGAGCGAGTCCTTTGCGATCTTTCCAAAACAGGGTATGATGCGGAATGGCAATGTCTATCGAACGCCGCCTTTGGATTCGACCATCATCGTGAAAGGGTGTACGTTATTGCCTACTCCAACGAAATCAAACAACAAACGTGGAGGGTTCAAGAGTGGAATAAGGCTCAAACAATATTTGTCCCGCCACCAAAACAACACGGTAGATTTCCTCTCTCTGAAAGGATTTACAAAATGCCAGATCGTGAGCATATTGGAATCAATGATGGGATTCGCGATTGGACACACAGAGTTGGATCGATCGGAAATGCGGTAAATCCGACGGTCGCCAAATACCTGTTTGAGTGTATTAAAATATTCGACAGCAATTTAAAGAAAGACATTCATCATAGTTGAAAGCTGCATTCATCTATGATGAGAGTAAATAAAAATCAAATATTATGGCTATAAGCGAAGTTTACAACGAGGATTGTATGGACTATATGAGAAACATTCCTGATAAATTCTTTGATCTAGCTATCGTTGATCCACCGTATGGTATAGGAGAGGACTGGAAGAAAAGGAATAATGGGTATAAATTCAAGGATACATCCTATAAGAATAGCCCTATCAAGGATGCGTCATACTTCGATGAGTTAAAAAGAATTAGCAAGGATCAGATCATATGGGGATATAATTATTACACCCAATATCTAGGAAATACCAACTATTTGATTGTTTGGGATAAGATGAGCAACAATAACGATGTGTTTAAATACTCGAAATGTGAGATAGCCTACGTGTCAAAAAAATCCCATGCAATCTTGTCTCCATTCCGTGGGATGGATATAGGATGGGACATGAGACCGGAAAGAGAAAGATACATCCACACCAAAAACCGCTCTCATTGTATTTATGGATTTTGAAAAATTACGCCAATCCCGGTGACAAAATTTATGACTCTCATTTGGGGAGCGGAAGCAGCCGTATAGCCGCCTATAAAATGGGTTTTGATTTTTACGCAACCGAGATAGACAAGGAATATTTCAATGCCCAAGATAAAAGGTTTAAGGAAGAATGCCTAGGTGAAATCATATTACCTAGTGGTAAAAAGATAATACAGACATCAATGTTTCAATAATAAATAAAACGATCATGAAAATGGAAAAAGAAACTATAAAGAACAAAGTATTTGAGATCATTGAGAGTAAACGTTATCACAAAGGTCAGCCACTTACGATGGAATCCAAGCTGGAGGATGATCTATGGATGGACAGTCTTGACGAGATAGAGTTATTAATGGAATTAGAGAAAGAGTTTGGCATATCGATCCCTGATGATGATCCCGGACGATGCCTTACCGTAAAGGACGTTGTTGATTATATAATCCGGAGGATGAAAGAATGAGAAATAAAGATCTTATAACATTGCTCCAAGAGCAAGACCCGGAAGCGGAGGTAATGATCCGCACGTCCGATGGAGAGTATGAGTACGATCCGGTGGATGTCACATGGGACGAAGAGATAGAATGTACAATTATTCAGGAGGGATAAATATGGAAGAGAAAATAAAACAATGTCCCGAGTTTCCCTTTTTCGGCGCATCTTATCCAGACGCACGTTGTATCAATGGATATTTATGGGATCTTGACTCATATGATAGCGAGGTTGGGGGATTGACCATAGGCGGGGATGTCCCCTGCCCTTTCTGCAAGACCGAGGAGTTTATAGAGTACGATCCTTTTGGTTTATTATACGTAGGGAATGACAAGGAGAAAACACGTGAATGGTATTTTTCTTACATCGAAAAATTGAGGGAAGATATAGATAATAAGAAATATTTTAACAACGAATTATAATATGAATCAAATTTGCACGAATAAAAAACAATCATCACGCCTGTTAGAGGCCGGGGTGAGACCGGATACGGCAGACATATATTTGGATGAATTTGAATTACCGGTCGCATTTGAATATGGCAGGGTTGAAAATCATGTGGATCAAGATATGGCATTCCCGGCTTGGTCTCTATCCAAGCTGATAAACATGCTTCCTGCCACGATTTCACAACGCAACCGACCCGATTTAAGTTTGGAAATCACAAAAGATAGCGTGTATTGGTTCATCCAATACACAGAACTGGGATACGACTGCAAGCATGAGGTTATGAAAAAGAATGTCTTAGATGCTGTTGTGAATATGATTGAATGGCTTATCAAGGAAGGATACCTTGACAAGAAATACCTAACAGATAAATGCGGTGATTGCCGACTTATCGAGGATGAAGACGCAAACGGGGGCGCTTGGTGCGCTTTCCATCAAAAACCGGTAAGGTGCGATAGCAAGGCTTGTAAGGATATTTTAGAGAAAGGAGGATCAAATGCGTGAGATTAAATTCAGAGGGAAGAATCTTAATACTAAAGAGTGGGTGTATGGAGATTTATTGCAATGGAATGATGGAGAAACAGCTATTGGTGTTCATGGACAATTCATTGATGACGGTTATCATTTTAATGAATACTATGATAAAACACCTTATGTTGATGAAACTACCGTAGGCCAGTACACAGGCCTAAAAGACAAGAACGGAAAGGAGATTTACGAGGGGGATTTAATAAAAGCCCCAAGCGGACGTATTTATGCCGTTATTTTCTCAACATGGAAACATGAAGAGAAAAGAGAATTTTTCAAAGTGATTGACATCTACGAACATACAGGATGGTGCATATCCCTAGATGGGGTTAATCCATGTGAACTGCTAGACTTTGAGGTGTGCCAAGGAAGTGTTATTGGGAATGTTTATGACAATCCCGAATTGCTGAAAGGAGGATCAAATGATTAAGGCAATACTACCCGCATTCATTATGCTTTCAGTAATATTCATATTATCCTCCGGAATGACAATACAGTTTAAGCCTTTCCATATATCTTTTTCCCAACCCTTATTCGGCCTAGGACTCATATTGATGATAATAGGATTTATGTTATGCTTAGGTTCTTTTTATTTCAAGGGCCGTGATAGTATGGGATATAACAAGGGGTTTGAAGCAGGATGCGAATATGTGATAGGTTTAATTAAAAAAGAAAATAAATATGAGCAAGATTGATATGAGACTGACAGTAGAAGAAGCGGCTCATTTCTTCGCTGAAAGCAGGAGTAGCGGTAGTGCATTCCCTGCATATTATCAGGGATTTATTGCAGGTGCCGAATGGCAGTCCTGTCAGTCCCCGTGGATAAGCGTGAAGGAACGTCTACCGGAAAATCAAGACATAGTCTTGGTTAGAGGTGAGTACGGGGGCAAAGCCACCGCTTATCTACATGGCAAGGATAGTGGCTTTATCATTTACGGGGAGAACGCTTATAAGGTATTCGGGGAGATTACCCATTGGTGCCATATTCCCGATCTTGGGGAATAGTATAAACCGAGCCTTCACGGGAAGGCTCATTATGAAGATTAAGTTATGGTAATAGCATGGTTTTCTTGCGGAGTTACATCCGCAGTCGCTTGTAGGATAGCATTGAGCTTGTACAATGATGTACAGGTCTACTATATAGATACCGGATCCGGGCATCCCGATAATACTCGCTTCCTCGCTGATTGCGAGGAGTGGTACGGTCGACCAATCCACACTATACGAAGCGATAAGTATAGCAGTGTGGCAGATGTGCTTCGGAAGGGATATATTAATGGCCCTACGGGTGCGGCCTGTACATTGAAGTTAAAAAAGGAAGTCCGGTATAAGCTCGAGAAAGAACTTGGTTGTTGGGATGGTCAAGTATGGGGATTCGATTTTGATCCTAAGGAGATAAACCGGGCGATCCGTCTAAAGCAGCAATATCCGGAAACAAAACCGCTATTTCCGCTTATAGAACGACAGATCACGAAACAGGACGCAATGGGTATGCTATGGAAAGCGGGCATTGAGATCCCTGCCATGTATAAGCTTGGGTATAATAACAATAACTGTATAGGTTGTGTCAAAGGAGGAATGGGATATTGGAACAAGATAAGGAAAGATTTTCCAGATAAGTTCAACGAAATGGCAGAGATCGAAAGAAAGATCGGTGCTACTTGTCTAAAAGACAATAAAGGTAAGATATACCTAGATGAGCTTAATCCTAATCGTGGTGATCCTGTACAAGAAATTATTCCGGATTGCTCTTTGATATGTCAAATCGAGTTTCAAGAGATACTAGATAGACAGGTAAAAAGAGTTCTTGATGGGGAAATAAGTATTAATGATGTAAAATAGTATTAACCGAGCCTTCATGGGAAGGCTCATAATTTAAATAACATGTGCGTACTTATTTACGACGGGGATGTAGAAATACAATCCCCTAAACAACTAGAGGATCATTTCCCGCAAATCACGAAAATGATCCCAGCGGAAGGGTATGACAATATCATACCGGAATCTTGCCTGTGCCAAGTGGACATAGAGAATACTCTTGATAGTGCCGGAATAAAGTATATTGAAGATTGCGGGGACTATATAATCATTAATTCATGGGAATAAGCCAAATTGTCCGGGACGAGAGAGGATTGAAAAAGCTTCTTCGATCGTCCACTGGATTAAAAGTATTCGAAGCTAGGTACGTCGGATGTTACAACGGATTTATAATCTTGTCAGACGAGGCGATACTAGACAAAGCCCATATCACTTTTTACAGGGGAAACTGGGATTGTAATAATGGAGGAATATACAAAATATGTATTTATACCCCTTCCATTGGGAACAGGGCAAATGTACCATACATCCAGTCTATCGTGCGTAAGATAACTAATGCCTTGGATATCCGCTTCGGAAAAGATGGATGGAATGAGTGTAACCGATCATTGCTTGAACGATGGAGACCGTTAAGCAGATTCTCGTTCTATTTGCAGTTGCCTAATTTCAGAGATATCATAACAGGCACATCAAGTGCCAAGCAAGTATAAATGTTAAACGATTAAATATAAAACCATGTATATCGAGATTTACAATAAAAAGAATCAGTTCGCCAAAATAGGCAGAAAATTATTCAAAAAGATGAATTTCAAGAAGGGGCATCCCGCTTTTATCCAAATTGTTAAGCTAAAGGGAAGCGACAAGTTCGCCATAATAAAAAGGATCCCATCTGAGACATTCAAGACACAATGTAACATGGTCGAACGCACAGGGGAAAGAGACACCCCCGGAAAATTTTTTTTCACGGTTCCTTCACTTGAGTACTTCATCGCTATTACCGGTATAAATATTCATGGTTCTAGGATATTAAAAGTAAGAGAGAAAGAAACAAATGGAATTAAATATTTCGAGATATGCGAATAATAACAAGATTGGTAAAGCCTCACATAAGGTTTCATAAGAGCGGGCTAATTGAGATATTAAGCCCTGCCGCAAAAATAATAGGTTTGCGCAACTACGATTCCATATCATTCGTCATAGATGATAACGGGAACCTCTATATCCAAAAAGATCCTGATGGTATACGTCCATTCTCTGTCAAAGGGAACCACTATCGTTTCCATTGCTCAAACGTGACCAATAATGTCTATAGGCTTCCCGATATAAAAGGGAAAGACTTGTTCAAGCCTTCTTTGTCTTTCAGGCTTGGAGCAACGGAGAATGAGAGGACTCCAATTATAACAAGACGGATCATCGAGCCAGATCAATAACCTTGTTATCAAACAAGTTTTATCGCTGGATTTATGATATCCGGCGATAATTTTACCTCAAAAAACATGGAAGAGAGCAATATCAGATTAACAGGCTTATCCGCCAATACATCGAACCTTGATTGTAACGATGGAGACTTGGATATATCCTTAAACTTGATATCCGAGAACGGAAGCATGAGAGCGGTGACATTCCCAGAACCATTCCTAACTCTAAATACAGATGAGAACTTGCTATTTGTCCATAATACATCTTCCAGAAAAATATTTATCTGCTCAAAAAGCGATCATCTGATAGGGTTTGAGCTGTCTGACGCCTCTGAAAGGGAAGAAGTCCCCATTGATTACACGCTTCAAGGCGAAGAAAGATGGGAAAAGATCACCAGCATAGGGAATACATTGATCATCCTTACGGACAAGAGAATGTCATATATCTTGTTAAAAGACGATGGATATCAATACCTTGGCGAGAAGCCTCCCTTCCTGTCAATATCATTTGGATTAAGAGGGAATGTCGCTAGATCTGATTTATTCTCTATTGAGTTACCGGATAAAATAGCTGTCATCGATGTCTTAAACAATTTAACCGATAACAATAAAAGAGCTATAACTGATACGGTAATGGCTAGAGCCATAGAATTTATCAACAACAAATCAAGGAGCAATAGCTCGTTTATATTCCCCTTCTTTGTACGATACGCATATAGGTTGTATGATGGGAATTATACCATGCATTCAGCTCCTATTTTAATGATACCATCATCGGACATGGCTCCAATGGCCGCCATTACATACGAAGCCTCAACAGACACCGTCATCGTACATCCCGGGACAGATAGAGAAGAGGAGATGGAGACGTTAGCGATACACACTATTAAAGGACGTGTATTGTCGATTACCGGAGGATTAGACAGGTTTATATCCGAACCATCCTCTAGTCTAGCGTCATGGAACGATATCATCAAGTCTATTGATATATTTATATCTGCGCCGATATACACATTCGACCAATCTGGTAGTATCGACAACATAAAATCATTAAATAACACACAGCTTCCTTATTCTTTTTGGGGCATAGTAAAAAGACCGACAGACAATAAATACGGGAAACTTAATTTCAAGGAAGCGTATCAAAACGCATATTCAGACACACCGGATATATTTGAGAATGATCTTATATTGGAACTGCCACGCAAGGATAACGCAATAGACGATATTTCCTCTATCTCTCTTTTCTATAAAATAGATTCAATAAATATAGACAATATAACCTATGGGGAGAGAGAGGCTATCATTGTAGGGGATTGGGAGAATCTAGAGACAAGAGAAAGACTGGATGACACTTATATCGGCAACCATTCCTTATTGCCATCTTTTATCTACCCGTACAATTCAAGGCTCAATATAGCCGGAGTAAAAGCGACACTATTTGACGGATATCCTCTAGACAGTATGGTATGCTATTCCAACACGGCGGCCAATTCTTTCTCCGTATATACGCATATCAAGAAAGAGGGGAAAGAAATAGTCGTAAAATCGCAGACCAATATACCATTAGATGGGCATATATATTACCTATATTATCCCGATACTGACGCATATCGTATGGTTATTGAAAGAGGTAGCGCAATCGATACCGAGGAGGTTTTCTTATCTCCGCATTCCTTGCTCAATGGCGCATATTACGCAAGGCCGTTTAACGACCTTTCTTTTGGATTTTATAATAATTCAATCGAGACCGAGGACAAGTCAATCATCCAACCCAACAAACTATATACCTCCGAGGTCAATAATCCCTTTTATTTTCCATTGAAAGGGATAAATACCGTTGGGGTAGGTAAAATCCTTGGGATAACTTCCACGACAAGACCTATATCCACCGGACAATTCGGACAATTCCCGTTATTGGTATTCTCTACCGATGGTATTTGGGCTATGGAAGTATCCTCCGATGGTACATACTCAACCAAACAACCTATGAGCAGGGACGTATGCTCAAACCCCGGATCTATTACACAGCTTGACGGGGCGGTCGCTTTCACGTCCGAGAAAGGCATTATGATAGTATCAGGAGGAGATACCACGCTTATATCCTCGATCCTCGATGGCCCAAGCCTAGATATCGCTTCTATCAAATCCCTGTCAGAGATAGCTACAAAAGAGCTTCTATCAGGAGAGATAAATCAGATGACACCTTTTAAAGATTACATAAAGGACGCATTTATGGCCTATGATTATCCGAACGGGAGAATAATGGTAATAAATCCTGATAAGGTATACGCATATGTCTATTCCATTAACCAAGGGACATGGGGCACGATATCATCGGCGTATAAATACGCTGTTCCAGATTATCCATCGACCTTTTTACAAGCAACCAATAGCAAAATAATAGATCTATCCTCAAAAGTAGATAACGACAGCAACGACAATAAAAAGGGAATTATCCTTACAAGGCCGATTAAATTGGGGGATGACATGCTAAAGACTGTCAATAATATTGTTTGTAGGGGAGTTTTCAACAAGACCGATATATCATTTGTCTTGTACGCTAGTACCGACGGGATCTTTTATTTTCCCGTCGGAAGCGTTATTGGCCCGTATCTTTCTAGAATATGCGGAACACCATTCAAATATTTCAGGATTCTGGTCACCGCTAATCTGACAAGGAAAAAGTCGATATCCGTCATATCCGTATATTATACTCCAAAATGGAGAAACAAGCCTAGATAAACGGATTAATCCTCCTCCTTATCGGACCGGTCCTCAATTCTAGGGCCGGTTTTATCAAAGACAGTTGCACGCTGGCTTTTTCCAAGTAAATAGTAGCGTCCTCAGGATTGGTCTTCTCAAAGATAGAGTACAATCCGTAGCAAACAATATGCTCGTGCATTAAGCTCTTAATGCGGGATGTCGCGGAATAGTTCCAACGTAAAGGCATATTGAGATTTATCATATAGTCTCCTGATATATCCTCTAGGCTGTTAAAATCCTCCAGCCTACCAACATTTAGGTATCTTGAGCATACATGCTTTATGTTATCAAAGGCGGAAGATAATGCCCGGGCAACAATATCTAGGTCCGGGCCTTCCTCCGGTGTTTGTATATCCGAGGCTTTATCCATATTATCCGGGGTCAATAACCTTCTTCCTGTAACATGGGCTATAGCCTTTATATCTGCCATTATCTCATCCTTGTGAAGGACAATCCGTACATTTGCCATAAACTTGATCGAATATATAATTATCTAATCCATAGTCTTTTCTATTCTCTCGCACCGGGGAGACACGATATAATAGTTCTCCTCTTATTTCTGACGATAACGCTATCGCCTTATCATTATAGGTCTTGACTTTTTCCGGTAATTTTAGCTCAAACCATCCAGACAAGATAATTGTAGCCAATAAATCCGAGACCAAGTCGCAAATTCCTCCCTCAAGCCTTCGGTCAAAACGCTCAGGTATCTTTACTTTCAAGGAAAATATCTCTCCTCTGTCAGTCTCAATAATATTATGTTTTACCGTATCCTTGTCCAGATAACGAATGAACAGAGATATGACTGTGTTTACAGCATTCCTCCAGAATGTATCTAAAATATCTTGATCGTATTCATTGGCCCACACCTTATCATACAAGGTCGATCCATCCTCCATGTTTATAGAGGAACCAGTTATAGAGGTAATCTTCTCCACTTCCTTATAAATATCTGCTTTTCGAATAGTTATGTCCATTATTTTTTTTCTCAAAGGAAGTGAAATCCAGAATATACTAACGATATTTCTTATTCATAGAATATTCATGGCACATCAAGTGTCTAATCCGAGCCATCACCTCATAGAAGTTGACAGGCTCGAAATCCAAGGAATCCGTGAGGCGGTCTATCTCCCGTCTTACGGATTCCTTTTTCTTTTTATCTTCTTTTTTCTTTCCCATAACTCATCGTTTATATCGTTCCTGTGACGATGGCAATCGCAGATGAACATCCTTATCTCATCGGACATCAAGGCTCCTATATCGCCAGCCAAGTAAGCGATAGGCTCCCCTCCGATCTCCAGATCCAAGGCCAAGGACATATGATCCGTCAAGTGCCGGCACTCGTGGAACAACGAATTAGAGAACTCCCTGTAAGACGAGGTCCGGCCTATCACCATGACGGATTCCCTTCGCCGGTAGTTGGAATAAGTAAGTCCCACGTCCAGATTGCACGACCCCATATTGCCATAAGCCTCCCGTATCTTGCTTTCCGGGCAACCGACCCTCCTCAATAGGGCTATGATATCGGATGTCCTCGAGCACGTGACGTTATACAGCACGTGGATCACCCAATCGTATCTCTTGATATGGTAATCCCGTCGTATCATCTCCTTACCGTCTTGAACTCCCGCTCTATCCTCCTCCTTTGTTGCCGGGTGAGATTGGTAGCCTTGAGATTGCCAACCACCTCGGATACCTTGTCAAAATCCTTCTCCGGCATACTCGCCAGCACGTCCTTGGGGGACTCTCCCTTCAAGATCCTCAGTATGTAGCCCCAGCCTCCCATCACATCATCTCCTCCCAGATTATAGGCGTGCCGGACCCGATGCAATCAGCGTAGAACCGGGTGAACACTATCCCGTCGTAAGCGTCCGGATCGTCGCAGACGTTCTTGACATAAAGAGCGGCGTACTGCTCGTTAGGCACGGAGGAGCCAAGGTAATCGGCCTTGCACATGTTGGCGGCGTAAACATAATCGTATCCACCCTTTTTCTTCACGTCAACGCTATACTTCTTTAGCATCTCATCCACCTGCTCCTTGGTGAAAGGGGTTATCTTGACCTTTTTCCCGTTTCCGTCCTCCTTCTCCATCATGGATACGGCCCAATCGCACATGGCCTTGGAGAAATGCCAGCCATACGCCTTCAGGTAGGATCGCATGCCGGAAGGGAAATCATCATACATATCTAGTCTCATATTCCTCTGTTTTTTAGGAGGGGGAAACCGGTCCCCCCTCATGGTTATCTACGATATCGTCTCGAGTAGCGTCCGGTGCCCGGCACCCCACGGCGATTGCCATAACCGCCACCGGATGATCCACGACCGCCGCCACGGTTACCGTAGCCGCCACGCTCCCACATCTCACGGAACTCGTCGTCATCCTCGAACTCATCGTCTTCGTCTTCCTCCATGCGGTTGCCATAGCCTTCCATGGCCTTCCGCTTTCCTTCCTTACAGCCAAGCTTATAGGCCTCCTTCGCCAGTTCCAACATATCCTCGTCTTCCATGGCGTCGAATTCCTCGATCAGCTCCTTCAGTTTTCTGCTATATGTTCCCATATCACTCTGTTTTTTTATTATTGTTATTATTACCGTTCACGGAACCGACAAGTTGCTCCATCATGGCAACCAACCTTGCGTTAGCCTCCTTCAGATCGGACATCTCGTTTCTCATGTTAGCGATCTCACTCTCCCTCTCCTTCTCCCGGGCAAAGTCAGGGTTCAGTATTACCAGCATCTTCTCGCACCCCTCAATCACGGATTTATGGTAATCGATGCTGTCAAGTACCTGTCGGCTTTGCTGCATCATGGCGTTGATCTCCGTATTCAGGGCACCTAGATCGCATGACACAACCAGTTTCTCCCCGTTTGTAGTGGGGTAATCCGTAATGGTGACGTCGGACAAGACGTTGGAGAAGCTGACGTTGTCCTCACCTACCTTGGCCTTTATGTCCACCACGATTTTAGCTTGCGGACCATACATATTGAAATTTGGATTCTCCGGTCTCGGAGGGGACACGCTGACTATGCTTCCAACCTCACAAAACGGCGTATTCCCCTTATGAAGGATATATAAAGGATTCCCTTGTCTCTGATTCTTGAACATATTTCTTGGTTTTTATGAGAGCCGGATCGCTCCGGTCTCTCGTTGATACTCTATCACACCACTCCCGTCATTATCTGGAGCGTATTATTGCCCGACTCATAGTAACACAAGTAGATTCCGGTGCCGGTTATATCGGATGCCGTGACATCTGCGCCGATAATGGTCGTTAGCGCCTGCGTGGAGCCGTTCGTGTCAAACACTACCGGCAATGTCCCGGTAGTACCAGCCGGGATAGGCTGGGCCAGACGAAACAAGATCAACCCGCTAAACGGGGCTGACAGGAACGGGTGATTGCGGAAGGAGAAACGAACGTTGGTCGTCCCGACCGTAACGCCCGTGCTCTCCAAACGTGGGATACCGTTCTTGTTCGCCATTATGAAAGGACTAATGAATGCCATAACTCTTTATTTTTAGGTTATTAACTCATTATCCCCATCCGTTGCCGAAGTTTCCCCAGTTACCGAGACCTAGGCCTAATCCGTACTGGGCGGCCACGCAAGTGGGTATGCCTACCACGGGGGAGTAAGGAACCTTTGCCACCTCCGGCTGGTTACACTCGATCTTGGCCAATCTTGAGCTCAAATCACCCAAGGCGTTACCTAGAGGGGCGGTCTGCGCCTGTAGAGTAGCGGCGAAATAGGCGTTCTGGTTGCTTTGGGAGATCTGTCCTTTCAAGGCTAGGTTCTCCGCCGTCAAGCGATCCATCTTGTCTTGTTGATACAAGCTCTTGAAATCACGAACCTCGTTGATGATATCACGGGTGTTCTGCAGACCTGAGTCACGGAGAGTCAACGTGTTGTTGTTCATCGTATTCACCAGCGTGTTTGTCTGGTTGCAGCTAGCCAATTGGTTCTCGTAGCCCATCTTAGTGATGTTGTTGTTAACCGTGCAGCAGCACTCGGCGATCTGGCTCAATAATTGATTGTTACCACTTTGGACGGCGTTAATGATTTGTTGGGAACTCATGCCTACTTGGTTACCCACGCTCTGGATCTGTCCTTGGATCTGGCAGATAGCGTTTTGTAATTGTTGGGTTGAGCAATTCAAGGAAGATGACAATTGGCTGATAGCCGTTCCGTTTCCTTGGATAGCGTTCATCAACAATTCACGACCAGCGTCATTGTTCAATTGAGCCGGTAATCCGTTAGCCCCGTTGTTGCCGAAGCCGTTGCCACCCCAGCCTCCCCATACGAAGAACAGGAGGATGATCCAGATCCACCAGCAACCACCACCGCCCCAAGCGTCTTGATTGCCCTTATTGTTCATCAAAGCCGCTACCAAATTGGGGTCCAATGATTTTCCACCGCCACCCATCAAGCTCGGGAGAAAGGCCATGATGTCAAACTTACTTCCACCGGAATTACCTCCTTCGGGAGTACCGATAAAATAATTTCTATCCATTATCTTTAATTTTTGTCGTTAATCCGGCACCATTACCGGACACGACAAAAATCATGAGAAGGGCTTTGCTAAATAAATATCTCCTTGCTAGCTTGTTGCGAGGTTGTTGCTAGTTCTTTGCGGAAGGGGATAAGACAAAAAAAGCGCCGCCAATTTGTGTTGACGACGCTTATTGTTGTTGTTTAAACCTTTCAAACCAAAGGCATATACAACGCTTAATTTTTATGGTTGGTTACTTTTTATTTCTACCGGTTCCACCTGTTTCCAATACATGCATTGTAGCGTGGTTGGACTAGATATATATTTTTTTCTATCTGAGTATTTATCAAAACTATTCCTTTCTAGGAATTCATTATACTCCTTAGCTATTTTTGGATTTTTCATATCATTCTCTTTTATATAGCATGAAATAATTTTATATGGTAGACAGGAACTCTGACAATGAATCCATGTCCGAAAATTCTTTAACCTCACTGTCCTCATGCATATTCCTCGGTTTATTTCTATTACCTTTTACTATTTTCATCATCAGATCTATAGAGTCGTTCTCATTCTCCATAGAGACCCTCACTTTATCCAAGGCCAAAGCCTCTATTGTATTGCATAACTCATCCGCAAATGATCGAGACATAAAGTATACATCCTTAAAATCTATACGTACACATGGGCTATTCAAATCCTTAGCCCTCATATAGATTTTTTTAGCTTCTGTCCTAGAACGAAGCTCTCCCCTTATCAATTCTGATATCACAATTGTCTTTTCCATGATCTTCATTCTAAATATTCATAAAAATTAAACATCCTTTCCTCTTTATATGGTATCCTTAATGCCACTATAGTTCCATCCCATTTTATATAATCAGGAAGTCCTATATATGATGTCTCTTCCTCTGACATAAGATGAAATGCTTGCCCTGACAGCAAAAAATATGTTCCTCCAAGTCCCTTAGACAACATTCTCTTGCAAGTACTTATACCATAACCACGATTCTCGGTATCTGGTAAATTTTTAGTCGATATACCCTTTCCAGCGCTTTTTAAAGCCTCCACATCGTTAGTTATACCTCCCTTGCCAGACTTAACATAACTACCCAGTATACTTATACCATTATCCGCTATGCAAATGTCTATATAACTCTTTGACGGATAATACTGAGCAAATATATAACCAAATTCACTCTCTGAATGTTCAGATATATTGTCAATCGTCTCAGTCAGCATATAAGATAAAGCCTTTCTCAACTCTCCTTCAATATTTAATTGCCTTATCATTATATTCTCTGCTACAGACAGTATATCGTTTTTTATGCTATCCTTGCTTTTACATCCCGGGAACTTTATTATAGGAATATATTTTTTCATAGAAAAATATTCCATATAATTATGAAAATCACTAACACTGTCAGCTACTACACCTCCTTCAAAATGAATAGAGTCCAGATAGCTTTTAACACTGTCCGATATATTCTTGCAAACCACATTCTTACCGCACTTATCTCTATAAAGCATAAGAGGCAATAAGAAAAATGGAGTCACAAATGCCGTATATTGGAAGTTCCATATGAAATCATCATCATCGGAATTCTCCATTTTCAGGATTATCCTGAATAGATGATTGAAGGCTTCTCCTATCCTAATATCATTTACCGCATGTGGCATATATATTTCCATAATGAAACTTTTCGTATACAACAAAGCCTCTGCCAAGGCTGGTTACTTGACGAGGCTACAAAATCACCTTTTACGCCGCAAAGGTCGCACAAAATTTTGTTATATGAAAATTTTTTCATAGACAAATCACATGCCTTACAACATAACGCACCCTCAGACCGTACCGGATAGCTCCTCTTTGACGCTCTCCACCGTCCTCCTCAGGTAGTAACTCCTCCTTATCCTGTCCGGGTACAGGTTTCGCATCCGGTTGACGGCTTGCCTCGTCATTCCCGTCAGATCGAATATGATATTGTCGCTCAACTTGCGATCGGCCAGTATGGTTATAGCCACTCCCCTAGCGTCAACGTTCCTCTCCTTGTTGTTGCTAAACATCATTACCGGATCGGTCCCGCACTCCTTGCAGACTGCCTCTATCACTTTCTTGTAAAAAATTCCCACCTTATTCATAAACTTTTTATTTCGTGGTTTGTTTTACTATCAAAGCCGGGCACAAAAAAATGCACGGCAGAAGAAATAGAGAATCTCTCCCGTCGTGCAGCGATAATTAAAACAAACTTCCGATCCGTTTTAATTCGTGGGGAGATTCTTTCTTTATCTCCCCGCCAACTCGTCCTCACGGAGTCATTGGATAACACTATGTATCAATATTAAATCACCCTCTCTTATTAATGATCCACCATAACATGGCAGCAATCATTCCTCCTACCAACAGATACCACCATACCCTAGGATGGATAAGCCTCGTTTCCTTATCCACGTTTATCGTTTCTCTCTCATCGGAGACGACCACCTTGTTATTCGTCCGTACCTCTGTCATATCAGATTTGGACGAAACGATCTTCTCGCCTGATTCCTCTCGCTCCTTTCCTATGGTTATATCGGATGTCTTGACAGGATACAGGTTCCCCACGCTGTCTGGAGAAGACCACTCCACGACCAAGATCCGGGCGCTCAATCTCTCGTTAGATAATATCCGCTCTATGGCCGAAAGGCTGTCTTTTTTAAAGATACTATCCGATAGACTGACACTTGTAGTGGCATGCCTTTCCGTATCCGTGGATTTCTTGGAGGTTCCACAGGCACAGAAAAGGCATAACGATATGACGTACCATATTCTCATAGCAAGTTCCACCCAGCTATAACGTCCGACATTTCAGCCTCCCTACCGTTCTCGACCCGACTCATACCAGCGACAATACGGATCATCTGCTCACGATCGTTGATATTTACAGGATCGTCAACCGGTATCCCGGCGTAATCGGACACGGCCTTAATGTAAGCGTCCGTATCGTTCTCGTTTTCCGGTGCCCAGCGACCGATCATCTTGCGGATCGTGTCCAGCTTATAGTTCCGGTAATAGTTAGACAGGATCTTGAAGATCGCCCGATAGCCATAGGCCATAGTCTCGAACTGCTTAAACGACTTGTCCTTGCTTGGTCGAACCTCTCCTTGAAAGAGATCACTGTTGATCCTAATGTTTCCCGGGTTTGCGTTTCTCAACCCTCTAGGTAATTTTTTCTCTGCCATTGTTATTTTTTTATTACATTTGTGTACTTTATTACTTATCTCCTGCCCTATTGAGAAATATGGTCAGCGATGATTTCACACCAGCTCCCCTATCCTTTTGGATCTGGGGAGCCTTTTTTATTCTTTGTCTTGTTATACTCATCCAAGAAATTGACCTTGCTGATAAATTTCACGGCGGCAACCCAATACAAGAAGGCTATCACCTTGTTATCCGGGAATACCTTGCCCATGTTCTTTAAGACATTGGTCCCGTAAAACCATATCATCGCCCACGTGATCCAAGACACGAAAGCCTTGGCGTTACCCTCCGATATATCCATCATCACGCCTATCCAAAACGAAATGATAATTATCAGGAAATACACAAGCATGTACACCCAGCTACGGATGAACTTGCTCTTCCGGAAATCCCCGTGATCCGCAGCAAGGCCCCAGAACGTATCGACGAAGGCCAGCGACAAAATCACTACCAAGAAGTTCTCGATCGGTGACACGAAGTCCATCGCCGTGACAACGGCGGCTATGGCGATGGACTTTAACCAGTTGGCGAGGTCTGATATGTAGGAGAGGTAGCGGTACATATGAGAATTAATTACACGACAAAATAAATCTTAAGGCCTCCATTCAACACGTCTCTCAAAGATGATGCCGCTAATTGCAGCTCGGAGTCGTCATTATATTCGCTTTCACCCATCGTAGTAGTCAAATAAACTTGATTACTAGCGTTCGATGGTTTATTACCCCATTTAGTCTTCGACAAGCTCCTAAGTGTTCTCAATAACGTATCTCTGGACATATGTACATGCTTCGTGCAATATAAGTCCAAGTTGTCGAAGAACACATCCTCGCTAAGACTACACGTAACCGGATATCCCTCGGCTATAATCTCAGCATTTACATAATTTCCTATTGAGAAAGTCCCCAACTCTTTCACTCTAGTAAAGCTTGCCACATCTCCAGTCACCAACGGCATCTCGGAAATAAATGTTTTTATGGTTTTTCCCTCAAAGTCTCTGTAGTTCCCTGTTATATTGGACTGCATAAGCCTTAGATGCGTGAAATATTTTGACTTGATATCTTTAGGTGTTCCATATATAAGCCTATATTCAAGTCTCAGATTATTGACGGATTCTGGAATATCGTACAATTGGCCTCTTAGCTGACTCTTGCTAAAGCACACCTCGTTCAAATCTATAAATTTGTGCAGATCTGATGTTTGCATGAGGATTCCCGGCATGTCTTCTTTATCACCAAACATATAAGAATAATAACCCAATCCATTTATGTTATGAATATTATTAACCTCTATGTAAGGGTTGTTTTGATCCGTTAATTTGTAGTATAACGTATTCCCTCCCTTTTTCAACAAATAGGACGGCCCAAGAAAATCATTGGCGAACTCATCACTATAAAAATCCCCGCCGGATATACTTAGTTCGGATACATCACCCATGATAGCGCTTATTCTGATTATACCTATATTCCCGACCGTCAGATTTGTTATAAGATTAAATCTATAAGTGCCAATTTTTTCAAAATCGCCAATGGCTTTGTCCTCTAATTTTAAAACAACCGTTTTCATATTTTTACTTTTAATTATAATGCATTTATCTCATCATTCCCCCCTATATTAACCCTATTGGTAGAGAACCTGTTAGTTATACTCCTAGTATATTTATCCGTAAGGTTCCCCAACCCGAACGCCGTGGAATATCCAAGGTAATCGAGGATATCCTGCTGGCCTATGATCTCTCCACCGGCCTTATTGTATATAAAAATGTCTTCATCAAATCCATACTTGTAACCTATATACCGGCATTCTTCCAGCTCTATAAAAAGGGTGGGGACAGGCTTCTTCCATATAGGTTCGTTATGCCATCTTGTATGCGCCCCGACACCACATCCCATCATCCTTATGCCTATGATATCATTCCTCGTGACCTTCTCCATCCTATCACAGGCCTGCGCGAAATTTACCTTCATACCATACTTCAGATAACTTTCCCGTATTCTGAAATCTATCCCCGGTTTATTCATCGTATTATTACGGTAGGTTACCGGGGACTCGCCAAACCAGTTCCTTGGTAATTGCCAGTCATCGCATACTACGATAGCGGACTTAGGAGGTATCAGGTAATTGCCAGCCTTCCAGTCTGAAAACTCACGCATTGATAATGTAGTATACCCCTTGGATTTTAGTTCTTTGGCCACATCGATCATCTTTGTTATTGCAGACCCTCCATTGTCCAATGGATGATTAGAGCCCTGATAGGTGTCATACATATTATGGCATATAATGCCAAGGCAGAACGGGGTCCTTCCAGATACGAGGTAATAATCATCGCTCATAACATTTGCATCGCCCAAATGTCCCTTCGTTATCTCCATATCGTAAAATTGGATATCAGAGAACGGACCACCTAGCCTTAACTGAGGACTCTTTCCTATCTCCGCCAATTTCTCTCCGTTAACATACAGCTTTATACTAGTGTCACCCACTATGTAATCAAAGACATGTTCTTGGCTATCATACTTGTCGTAAACGAAATATGGATAGCAGTCGTAGCTATCTACCATGGGAAGATCATAGGGAGCATTAGCCGAGCCTGTAGGGTTAAGAATCAAGCACTGGGGATATTTGCCTATTAAGTAAATCTTGCCTGTTTGCAAGATCGATGAGCAATCCTTTTTATCGCTCATATCAAAGAATGTTATGTAAAAATCACTCAATGCGTCTATTGTCGCATGAGGGAAAGCCTCCTGAGGACTATTATCCTTAGGTGTAACAGGGATCATCTCCTCATAAAGTTCCCTCAATTTCTTCCAGCCACCTTTGTCATTACGTAAAGATGTGGAAAATATAATACCTTCGTTATCTCGTCCAATGGTGAGCGTATCGTCTGATATATCTATGTACAAATCTTGGTTCATGGAGAATAAATCGCTCCTAGCTTTCAGCTCCTCGTAAGGGAGATAATTGTTGAAAGCCCTTGTCTCCGTATTATAAACAGTATAATTATCCCCATAAACATTAATGGTGCTATAACCTCCGGGTACCGGTGTGGCCGATCCTGAGGTTTCAATCATGTTCGCACCCGAGAAATCTATCGGAGAAAGCTCCAAGGAATCGTCCCAATTTACGACGATAGATGTACGGGAGGTCGATATCCATTCCGTGTCTGGAGAGCTATTCACGGATCTCCTGCCAGACACCACCAGCCTCCTTATATTACCCGTCACGAAATACAATCTTCGGGGAGTCAACAAGTCTATAGTGGCTACCCCATCCTTCGGATCTATTATTACCGGCATAGAGTACTCATCACCAAATTCGATGGCCTCCGGAATATGATAATCAGAAGCGGTCTCGTACCCGATCATGGAATAAGCCTTATTGATGACATCCAAACCCTTGAACCAAATCATCATCACCTTATCGCCGCAAAGATTGTTACGGCCTCCTTGATGACCGGAGGAAGAGCCACCATCTTTCTGAGTCCTGTCATAGATTAATTCATTACCATCGCAGACGAAACCGCTGCGTAACCTTGCGAAAGGAGCATTACAAGACTTTCCGTTGATAAATTCCGTGGCTTGAATTGGAGGAGCGTGTCTAATGGACTGCTCATGGAGCACTTTTCCGGAACTCTCAAATGTCGCAAAGGGCACGTCCTTGATTAAGTCATTAATATTGTTACGTATCCGTCCCTTCACGGAGATCCTACCCATAAAGTCCAAATCTATCAAGTACTCCGCATCTTGTTTACCGTAATTTTTCACGCCTTTTATAGGCAAGAAACAACTCTCATTCACGAGATTGTTTTTTATTAAAGAGGTAGAGGTATCCCCATCATTCCTCTGCTTACCTACTATATTGCCATATTTGTCTATGGCAAACAATATATTGTTATCTCTATCAGTGATGGCGTAGATATAATCGTGATCAACCACATAGAACCTATCCTTAAAATCATCACTATTGAAATGGCATTTCCCCCACTTATCTATGGCAAACAATATATTGTTATCTTTATCAGTGATGGCGTAGATATAAGACCCCTCGAAGATATCATTGATAATCAAGCTTTTCCAATTAACATCTTCAGACCATTCATCGGAACTTATCGATATTTCCTCTATAATATTATCAAATCTCATCAATGAGTATTTTATCGTAAGATTTGGTACTCTCATATAACCGGGAACAGAATCCCTCGCATGCTTTTTGGAATTAAATAACATATTAGGATATAAGCGCCCCAGGTCTATCCAAGTATTTCCTTCCGTAATATCCATCAAATACTTTATAGTCAAGTTCCTCACGTAACAATCAAATGTGGATCGTCCTGTGCATCGAATAAACATGGCGTTATCTGGATAATCTGATTTCTTGATAATATAATCTTTATAATATCCAGAAGCAAGACCTTCAAATATACTAGATATGAATTTTTTATCAGAATCATACCAAGCTAGCAAGGCCGCATTACCTGTCGATATATATCCAGATACCACGAGATCCTCATCCCTGTTTAATATAATAAATGGAGTGACAACATAATCGCTGATATCCGATTGCTCTATAACCCTTCCATCATCCTTGGATATGACGGATCTAGGAATTGTAAAGAAATTCCCGTATATCAAATTCCCCGACTTATCAATATCATCCTTCACCTCCCCCCTCAAGCTCGTCTCCCTCGCGTCCGTGCCAATCCACGCCCCCGCCTCATGATCAGCCGTGAACTCGTACAAGAGACCGCCGTAATTAACGATCTCGCCTTTTACGTAGGGCTTGGTATCGGAGAAGACAGGGTACGTGTCTAGGCCGACGATGGATGAAACAGCCTTTTGGCTCATGACCTCCGTCTCACTATTCCCGATCGTCTGCACCACCCCGGCGGCTATGCTTTGGAAAACCCCGTTATCTACCCATCCTGAATCGTTATACACGTACATCCGGTATATAGGATTCTTATGTTCCGTGTCCTCCGCTGCGTACGTAGGGCCTACCATGTAGATATCACCCTGTTTCACGCCCGTAGAGGGAAGGGCTGACGATGTAGCGACATACCCTTTTATATACAGGTCTTGCGTGAACGGCTTTGACAGGTCTGACCATGTTTTCTGATCCCTTGATATCTGGATCTTATTGTCTTGATAGCGGAACCAAGCGGCGATATACTCAGAGATCTCATTCCATACCTCTCCATCATACGAGTATCGCAGCTTGTTATTAACCGTGCGAAGCATGGGAGTAAGCCCGTTGTCCCCTTTAGGCCCCTGTGCCTTGAAGCCGGTATCAACGCCATCTTGAAACCAATTTCCGTTAGAGCCTATGGTTATGTTACCCCCGACCGGAAGGGCGTCCGTTATCCTAGTCCAAGAGGAGTCAAGACGGAAGAAATCATCGGCGATACAAAGATCATAGGTGAGTTTCTCCGTTATCGTCTCCTCGTCAAGGTTCTTGTAAGTGATTATGATACCCTTCCTTCTCATCCAGAAAGGCAATTGTATACGGGTATCCCCCGCCGATCCCATCCAAGGCAAATACACGTTGTTGCATTTCCACAATATGGAATCAAGCCTCTCTTTCGTCCTAGCGTCATATACGGCCTGAATGTATGTCAACGGATAGATAGGAAAACGCTCGTTCTTATCCTTGGCCAGTTTGTCTAGCTGCTGTACGCTATCCCTCTCGTAACCCTCGCAAATATCTTTTCGCTCTTCCATGATGTATCGTGCTTTAGTTCGTTATACGTAAAATATGTTGTAGCCGGCGTTAAGTCTCAAGATCAAGTCTAGGTCGTTAGCCTTTACCCAACCTTCGCCTTCCTTCTTATAAAGGGCCAACTTGAATACGCTCGTATTATCCAACTGATCTAATTTGTAGATGTTCCCGGCCAGATAGAAAGGCTTACCTACCCTTATGCGCTGGTAGCCGTTCTCCGTAAGATCGATGTTCTTACGGCCTTTGTACAATGTCCTTACCTTCGGCTTGTAAACAGAGAATACAAGCTTGAATATCTTTCTGATGATTTTGTATATGAATTGTCTCATGATTATAATGTTTTAATGGTTATACGGTAGCTCCGGTGGCATCGATCCAGTTCGTGCCATTCCACCATTTCGGTTTATTCAATGTTGTGTCATAGAGGCATTGACCTTTTGCGTATGTACCCTGAATTTCAGCTGTGATATAATCCGATATTATACAACCATTTGGTAGTATCTTAGTTTTATTAAGAGTCAATATCCCATTTATTATAGAACCTCCTTTAAAAGATAGACTACATCCTGATCTCATATTCAATTCGGAACCCTCCAAATCTATATCTTGCGTAATCTCAAAGACTGTATCTTCTACATTAAACTTAACTTTTATATCAGCAAGTGTCATATTCATTATTACTTTAAATTATCACAACTTTATTAGTTAGAGTTACATCTATATTTTTTAGTATCGGGTATTTAAAACTCAATGTATGGCTACCGCTAGTTTTACAAGGCTTATTTAACCTCGCATAATTAATCTCATCCTCTGTATATATCTCCAGAATGACCGCCTCCTGAATATCTTCAGATATGTTTACAAGTCCTCCAAGCGTAAGTTTGGAGGGATCCCCGGAAACAACAATCACAGGAGAGTTTGATGTGGTAGATACAGAAATTTTAAACAAATTCGTGGTTCCTCTTTCCACAACCAAAAATCTACTACAATCTTGTTTTGAATTAGTAATTAAAACATCACCTTCCATACAATTGACAGGAAAAAAAGTAACACTTCCATTCAGAAGGTATTCATTCTGTGTAATCGGAATAGAGTTTCCTTTATATAAATATCCTGCCTGTTTTAATATCGGAACACAATAAGGAAAGTTGTTATTTTTAACACTTTTGACGGTGACGGTTCCAGCATTTCCTCCAAAATTTATTACTGATTCAGCAGTTGTTATAGCTTCTATATTATTATCCTCAAAGATAAGATCCGAAACCCCTCCCCTTATAAGACTATATACTATATAATTTCCAAATATTTTATCCGTCTTAAAATTGTTCCCTTTTATAGTTAAACCTTTTATACTATTTTTTAATGATGTCAAACTAGTAGCATCATCTTTAATATATATAGAGACATCCTTTCCTTTGATTGTAAAGGTATTATTTATGATTTTAAGACCCTCTATATCAGAGTCCAATATTCGAAAAGGCCTAGATTTGCTCTCTATTTGATTATTCGATATTAATATATTATTAATTACTCCAAATTTATCAATAGTAGTTACATCTAAAAAATGTGAATGAGATTTTATGCAAATAGCATCATTACCTAGATCATTAAGTATAATATTATCGGATATAACAATATTATAAGCTGGGGAAAACTCTTTTGTATCATAAGGTAATGATTTGGCACTTTGTATAGCATATGGATGATTTCCATATGTTTTACCTTTGCAATAGATACTGCCATACCTCCCCCCACAACTTTCTATTATATTATCACTAATAATTATATCGTATACTCCAACATTAAAAGCTCCATACCGGCAGTTCTTGGCAATATTACCTTTAACTAATTGACTTTTATTCATATAGCACCCACCGGTCCATTCTGTTGATATAGCAAAATAGGAACAGTCTTCAAAATAGTTATTAGTATATATACAGTTATCCGATTGAGTAGCTATAAAAGAAGCGGTGCCTTGAGTCAAATAGTTGCCATCATACAAAGTGCTCTTAAAACCATAGTTTATAAAAGTACCATAAGCTTGGTAATTACCATAAGTAATACAATTTGTAACACGCAAAGAATATTTAAGTGTAGGATCATAAAAAATAAATTGTTCAAAATGATTATCGTGGGCGATATTCGAATCAAATACAACATTATGATTATTATTAATATTCACGGCTGATTGATAATATAATCCCCATTCTTCCACAGGTTCCTTTATGGATTGACATTGAGCATAATTTAAAAACTCGCATTGTTTGACAGTTACATTAAAACAATTTTCTATTCTTAACAAGTTCTCCGGGTTGTGTTCTTTCATGGCATAAGCATGAGCCATACCGTCAAAAATCACATTCTCTATCAACACATCAGAATTTGTATCATGAATATACAGGATATTGACAGATTGATTTTCATTTATATTCTTGGATTGTAGCCTTCCATTGTGAATCTTTTGTATATCCTTTATATCAATTCTACTACACCATAATGTACATTTATTTAAATTTACATTTCTTGAAATATTAGATAAACTTTTAAATATTTTGGTTGTTAATTCTTCATTAGTAAACCATGATACATTTGACTCTCTATTTAGAAAAGATCCATTTATTTCCAACGAATGAAATATTGTTGACAAACTGGAATCAATATAAGAATCATGACCCACTAGTGTACCATTTCTCAACGATCCCCCCTCGAACCGCAGCACGCAATTCTCCGGCACCTCGATCGTCTGCCCGGCTAAGCAGTAGTCGTACTGGATGATGTAGATGGTATTTGGCTTTCTCATCATATGTTGCGTGAGCGTGTTCACGCCATTCACGTAATGCTTCCGGAGGTACACACGTCCCATGCCGGAGTAATCCTTCGGGGCGTATTCCTTGTCTTTTAATTTTAAGGTCTGGTTATCCGTAACGGTTATATCCTCCTCGTCCGGAAGGTTGGTTATGCTCTTGTTACCGATCAATTGCTTGGTAGCCTCGGAAAGATCGTCAGGATCGACAGAGCCGGGCTTCAAGTCCGTTACCTGCTGGTTGGTGATGTCGATTATCTCGTTCCTCAATCCCCTCCGAGTGATATACGTATCACGGATAACGTTACCCTCATGGTCTCTCCAAGCACGGTCTACCGTGATCTCCGGGGTAAGGTCGATGTCCGGCTTGAAACCGGCGGGACGGGCTGATAAAAACGACTCCTTAGGTATGTAATCAAGACGCTTCTCCACCTTATCTAAATCAGAGTTTACCTCCTCGAAATTTTCGGAGGTCTCCTTCTTGAAAGCATCTATATCCTTATTTATATCATCGATAGAATCATGTACCCCATCAAGATCATTCTCCATGCCGATAATCGCCGATTTTATTGTCTCTATATCGACATTTATCCGTGATATGGCATCATCTATAACGTCTATCCTCTCCGAGTTCGGGATATCCATTGAATCCTTAATCCATATAGATGATCTTCTGGGTTTACGTAAGATAGCAACCTCATTCAATAATTTCAGATCGCTTCCAAAATGAGTATAAATCCCATTCTTGGCCGCTATATAAAAGATATTGTCAAGCCCAGAAACAGGAGTGGTGTCTGGTAACGCATAACCAGCGAAGACATACCCCCTTCTCTCGAAAAGGCCGATAAAATCCTCTACCATCTGGACTAAATTATCCTCCTTATCCTTTAGTATCCCCCAGCTTTGACGATTCACGTTCCAAAAATGCTGGACACCCAAGATATAAATATAATCCCCGTCCACGCCTCCGTTAGGATACCTACGCATAGCGTCATACACGTTATCGAACTCGCCCAGATTATGAGGATCTGTAGCCAAAGGCATCACGTTGTTATCTTTCTCGCTCATGACTCCACGAATGATTTTCCAATATTAAAAAAAGTCTCGGCCATTTGGGGTTCCCTTCTGGAAACCATAACCAATCCGGCCGTATAATTTATAATAGCCTCCCGAAGGAGGGAATTGAACTCTAGCTCTTCGTTGTTATCCCCCGTATATGAAGGAACGGGAAGATAAAGCGCCCTATCTATCCGGTGATCCCTACGGTTATATTTACCGTCATTCTCAAACCCCACGGTATAATACCGAAGGATCTTACTACCGGACAAATCCCTTGAGAGCACGCAAACAGGACGAATCGGCGTGCCACGGGTATATACGTTATATTGCATCCTAGCCTCCTCCGTATCATCCCCTATAGCGTCAAATACCGGATTACGCCATGATCGCATCTTAAACAAGGTCAGTCTAAGGAAATCTGGTGGAAGCACCACGTATCCGGAACCATCGGTATCGCAATATTGGGCCGCCTCAGGGATTACCAACGGAACGCTATCTAACATCTGTACCGGAGCTATCCTCTCCACGGATCGTACAGCGTAAAGCAGCTTCTCCCTTATAATCTCATTAAGCTCCATATTGTTATCCTCCGAGACTATATACTCTTGCTCAATCCTGTTCTCATCCAAGGTTATTCGCACGGATGTCACCAAATCCTCGACATTATACCTCATATCATCCCATATTAGGAAATACCACCCCGTTTTTCCGGGCTTCCCCCTGAATGCTTTCCGGGGATATAAGCCCGCTTATATCCGAACCGAAAGTTTTCTCTAAATAATCAATAGCCTCTTGAAAGGACCTTATCTCCTCGACCGGGGTCAAATCCTTTGTCCTAGACTTTTTATCTGGAGCGGGATCGGATTCTATCTTTATAAAACGACTCCCATAACAATCCATTGACTCCAACGCCTTGGCCTCATCCTTATCCCTAGGGATATAATAACTCCCGTTCCTTGTCATAGGGATAAAACGAATCCTTCGATATCTATCACGCACCTTAAGATTAAATGACAAAACACTATCTGAGAAATATTTCATGACACAACGATTTAAAGCGGGAAGGCGAATCCCCCCCCCTATTTTATAAAGAACCTAACTTAACACGGATGTGGGCGTTCGGATATACCAGATAACAGCAACTGGCCTCATTCAAGACCACGGCACTAGTCTTACGTTTCGCTAATTTCTCCATGTCATAAGTCTTTCTGCTAAACATCTCGAAAGTCCTTTTACGGAGGTATTCGGGGTCCATAACAAAGGCCTCGTCTGATTTCATGTTCATATCAAGCAACTCATGGTGCATAGCCAGCAACTTACCGAAATTGCTATCGAAAGAGGTAAATTTAAGCCCCCACTTCTCGAACTCCTTAACGACCTTGAAACGATCACTCTTCATCTTGGCCAAGGCTGCCAAGAAATCAGATCCGCAGAAAGCGATCTTCGTCTTGTTTCCCGCATCATTACCCGTGAAGATCTCCTTCAAGAAATCAACCATCTCATCGTCCTTGATCACAATCTCATTGGTCGAGTCATCAACGGTTCCCAAAGACTTGTCCTGACCTGCCATCCACCAAATACCACCGGTGAAATAAACATCCATACCCGTTTTCTTGGGATCCTTACTCTTTCCCTTGATACCGAACAGGAATGAGTTCTCCATACCCAAACGCATATCATAGATAGCGTCCTCCTCCATATCGTCAAAGTTCCAGTCAACCTCCTTACTCCACATCTTATTATACGTGGACTCCTCTACCTGCATCATGAATCTCTGGCAAAATTGTTCTTGTGGCGTAGGCAATGAATAGAACTGCCCGGTCTCCACGTCCAATTCCCCTGCGGCACGGCCCATACGAATAAGCACGTCATTCTTTTTAAGGGCTGGAACGATAGAATTCTCTCCTGTCGTATTTCGTTTGCCGTTCACGGCAATCACTTGCGGATATCCCTCGTTCTCGCTCTTGCCCACGACATAAAGCATCAAGTCCTTTACCGTATCCTGAGTCGATCCATCCTCTTTATAGCCCTTGATCCCAGATACCCGGATCGTATCAGTCACGCTAAAGAGAGAAGCATCATTCACAGGCAAGGTTACATAAGATGATCCTGATGCCATCTCGGTCGTATTGGTCTTGACGGAATCCTTGATGGGTCTTGTCGATACACTGTAATATTTCACGACCATGCTGTTGACCCTGCTAATACTCTCTGCGCTCCTCGTGATCTGGTCTATAGGAGTACGCATCGGTCTCATTTTCGTGATACGCTTGTCTATAGCCTTCGCATAATACTCTGGATTATCCGTTTCTTTCGAGATTTGAATGCCATCCGTAGCAGTCGCCCCGCCATTGGCATCCGTGACCGCAATCCCCGGGTTAATATCAGTCACCTCTCCCCCTCCATCCGTGGTTGTCGGTACGGCCATACACATCCCGCATCCAGTAGTGGCTCCTAGCATCACGGCCAAAACGGTCAATACCAAGCCGCCCAAATAATTAAAAAAACTCTTTGATCTCATTTTACTAATTGTTTATGGTTATTAATTATGATTATTGCCAAACACTCTTACGTCCCGTGATCTTGTCTAGTCTGTCAATCGTCGGGTTTCTCTCCTTTTTCGTGGGAGATGTCATCCCCCCGCTGGAACCCAGATCGGGCGGCAACCGATCCACCTTGGTACTCTTTCTCTTGTTTATGTCTATATTGGCGTTACGTCCGGCTATCTCCCCCTCATTACGGGCCTCCTCCTCACGTTTGGCCGCATCCATCATGGACTTGTCATAGTTTGCCGCTTTCATCAGCATCATCCAATCATCCTTGGTGACACCGTTCACCACGATCCGATCCAACAATCCTCCATCGGCGTAAAGGAACTCATAAGCCGCCCTAGCGTCCTCGTCACTGAATTTACCTTCCGACTGGGCTTCCTCCAGACCTTGGATCATCAATCTCAGGTTATCCTCCGCCTGCTTTTGCAGTTCCTTGTCTCTCGTCTGCCTCTCCATATACTTGGAAAAAGCCTCTGAGAATTTGTTCTTTCCCTCCTCGCTTTCCAAGGCGGCCTTAAAATCATCCCCGTAATTCTCGATAAGATATTCCACGGGATTACCGCCCTTGCGCATCACCATCAAGAAGCCGGCGCTCCTAGGGTCAGAGGCCAACAAGTCCCCTAGTTCCCTCTGCGCTTTATCACCTCTATCAAACCTATCAAATTCGTCGTTCAATCTTCCATAAAACTCATCCTCGTTCTCCACGTCCAAATCTGGATAACGTCCCCTAATACTCTCCAAGAACATATCTCTTTTAGACGTAACAGGCTTATTATCAATATCATTTTCTGGCATACATTGTTTTTTTAAATTATTCTATACGCAAATATGATAACGATACAAGCCCCCATAACGATAAATCTTACCCGGCAAAGCAGAAATTCGTAACTTTGGTAAAAACAGGTATGATATGAGGAAGAACGGAAGCGTATTCTCCATGATGCGGGAAAGAAACCTTGACCTCCTTAGGGCGTACAGGGAAGCCTTGAACAGGAACATGAGATCAGACAAGGACCTTGTCTATATGGACCTACTTACCGAGACCGTAGCGTCGCAAGCCTCCAGATACTGGGTATCCGTGGAAAGGGCCTCGTCCGTCATATACCAGATGAACAAGGGGGCCATGCCAAAAGGGATGAAGGACAACGCCAAGGTATTCTACAAGTCCTTATTCGAGAAATTCGTCTCGTACCGATCGGATCACCCCAAAATGCCCATAAAGCATATCGTATCCATCATAATAGAGAGTCCCGCCCCATGTTTCGTACTTACGCCCGAGAGCGCCAAGGCCATCATATCTAAAATGAGAAAGGAATGTTACGAGCAAACCATGCGACGATTGCGGCACTGTTTCTGATATACGTGTTACCGCTAGACCCACTAGGTTTCGCCTCCGGGCCGTCATACCCCTTCTGGACGAGGCTGTCATACATGTTCTTCCACGTGAACATATGGCATCTGATCGGGAACTCATACGCCCTGAAGGTAATGCGAATTGGCAAGAGGGAGATCGCACGGTCCTATATCATGGCCGTCCTCGCCTCGTTCTTCTCCACGTCCCCCGTCATCGGGGCGAGCGCCATGATATTCGCCACGTGGGGCGAGCGACTAGCCTCGGCCAAATGGAGAGACCGGGCGATATGGGCGAGCAGTCTTGTCATATCATACGTCATTCCCGGCATAAGCTGGGAGATACATCTAGCGTCATCGCTGATTGGGTTTTGCTGGATAAAGCTATATAATTTATATCATGACTATAGATTGGTTAGTAGAGGAGAATAACAGGAGGAACGACGAGATGCACGCCCATTTCGACCCTATCAAGGGAGAGAACTCGCCCGGGACAAGAGAGATGGTCGAGATATCCGACATGTACCCATACAAGATGCTCCTGCCAGTCAGCATGCTATCAAACAAGCTAGTTAAAAGAATAATAAGGTATAAATCCATAAGGGCCTTTTGCAAGGTCACCTTCAAGAGGTATGACGAGGAACTTCATGAGAAGGTCGTACGACAGTTCATAAAAGTAAGGAACAAGCATGACTTCCCTTTCTGGGCTTACTCTTTCTGCGAGATAAAGAACAAGGAGGGAGGCAAGAACATCCATTTCAAGCTCAACTATCCACAACGCCTGCTGCTATCCGTGATGGAGAATATGAGATTGGCGGGACTACCCATAAGGATCATCCTGCTAAAGGCCCGGCAATGGGGAGGTTCCACGTTGGTACAGCTATATATAGCGTGGATACAACTATGCCATAAAGAGGCGTGGTACTCCACCATCGTAGCGCAAGACGCATCCACGTCAAGGAAAATCAAGGCCATGTATAGCAAGATGCTGGAGAAATACCCCACATGGCTATTGGACCTGCCGGATAACGTCACGCTGGGATTCACGCCTTACGAGGGATCGCAATTGGACAGTATCATAACGTACGGGAAAGGGAGCAACGTGGAGAAGGCAAGGGACACGGTCATAACCATAGGCACCTATAACAGCCCAAACTCGGGACGGGGCGGTGACATGAGCTGCGTACATTATTCCGAGGTGGGATTATGGGATGACACGGACGGGAAAACCCCGGAAGATATAATAAGGAGCATATCCTCATCCTTGCTATTGGCCCCGCTTACCGTGGAGGTCATAGAATCCACCGCTAACGGTATGGGAAATTTCTTCTACCGGTCATGTGTCACGGCCAAGAAAGGCAAAAGCAACAGGAGGTTCGTATTCGTCCCATGGTTCAAGATCGAGAGATACGAGCTACCCGTGAAGGACAAGAGGGCATTCGCCAAATGGCTTCTTGACAACAAGGAGAACGACAATCCTCCGGATGGATGCCTAGACCCCGGGAAATATTACTGGAGACTATGGAAGCTGGGGGCTTCCTTTGAGGCTATAAACTGGTATTTAGTCAAGCGGAAGGATTTCATGGAGCACGCGGACATGGCGGCGGAGTTTCCCAGCGATGACGTGGAGGCGTTCAAGAACTCCGGCAACATGGTATTCAGCGTATATCATATAGACAAGCTGAAGGAGGGATGCAAGCCCCCCAAGTATGTCGGGGAAATATCGGGCAAGTCCGTTAAAGGGAAGAGCGCCTTGACAGAGCTGTCATTCAAGGAGGATCATAACGGGTCGCTCAAGGTATGGTCGTTGCCAGACGATCAAGCGAACGTCAAGAATCGTTACCTCGTGATCGTGGATATAGGGGGCCGTGGAAAGAAATCCGATTTCTCGGACATCTTGGTGATAGACCGCTATTGGATGATGTTTGGCGGGAAGCCGGAGGTAGTGGCCGAATGGCACGGACACATAGACCATGACCTGTTAGCATGGAAATCCGCCCAGATCGCCAAGTTTTTCGGGAACGCCCTGTTAGTCATAGAGAGCAATACCATAGAGACCAAGGACAACGATACGGACGGAAACCAGTCCGAGTTGATATTCAACCAGATCGGGGACGCTTACGACAACCTGTACGCACGTAAGGCGAGCGAGGCCAAGATACGGGCCGGAAAACTGACGGAATGGGGATTCCACACGAACCGGAACACCAAGCCAATGATCATATCCTATCTCGTGGCATGCCTCCGAGAACAGTCATATATCGAGCGGGATATAGACACGCTGGATGAGATGTCCACGTACGAGAAGAAAGCCAACGGATCGTTCGGGGCCGTGGAAGGCAAGCACGACGACAAGGTCATGACTAGGGCTATAGGACTTTATATATGTTATTGCGACATGGATCTGCCGTCCATCCCCAAGGATAAGTCCCCCGGCGTAAGGCCCCATGGTCCTATCAGCGAGGCTACCATATGACAACCGACAAGTTTTATCGTTACGATTGAACGCCAAGTCCCCATATTCGTCAGAAAAAAGAATCCATGACTAGATTGATCCCTAAATCGAGGATATCACCTATAGACACCGTCAAATACGAGAGACGAAACATGACGGACGGGCGGAACATGCCATTGGTATACCAATGCGCTAGGGCATGGGACAAGCTCGACAAGTTCAGGAAAGAGAGGGACAGGAACAAGAGATATATGTACGGCGACCAATGGGGGGACCTGATCGAGTATTGTGGCCGGATGATCCCGGAGGAGGAATATATAAGGATGCAGGGGAATATCCCCATGACCAACAACCTTATCCGAAGATTGGCTAGGACCGTCATCGGCGTTTATCGGAACCAGAACAAGACACCCGTGTGCGTGGCGAGGGATCGTGACGAGCAAACGCTGGGAGAGACCATGAGCACCATGCTCGAGTACAACAACAAGATCAACGACATCAAGGAGCTGAACGCAAGGATGTTCGAGGAGTTCCTCATAAGCGGCCTATCCATACAGAAAGAGACCTACGCCCAAAGGGAGAACCGAAGGGAATGCTGGACTGACAACGTCAACCCGAACCTGTTCTTCGTGGACGGCCCCATGAACGACCCCAGACATACCGACATCGAGATGATCGGAGAGATCCATGACGTGACCTTCGGGCAACTCGCCAGCGTATTCGCCAAGAATGACAGGGATTATGAAAGGCTGCAAGATATATACAAGAACGCCCGTGACAAGGACTATATCGCCAAGTTCAACGACACGTTCAAGGGCAACAATTATGACCTTAACGGGTTTATGGCCCCGCAAGACCCCCGCTTATGCCGTGTGATAGAACTATGGACGCTCGAGAGAAGAAAGGCGTTCTGGTGCCACGACTGGCTGAAGGGCGACGCTTACGTGGACAGTTACTCGAACAAGGGGAACATAGACGCTGAGAACGAGGGCCGGCTGGAGGATAACAGGATCAAGGACGAGCTGGGGAATTACGTGCTGGACGAGCTGGGACAACCCACGCTATACATGCCAGAGAGCGAGGTCCCGCTCATAGAGTACGAGTACATGATACAAAGCTACTGGTACTACCGTTATCTTTCACCGTTCGGGGATATACTTGACGAGGGAGAAAGCCCTTATAGCCACGGGAGCCACCCTTACACGATGAAGGCATATCCTTTCGTTGACGGGGAGATACACTCGTTCGTCAGCGACATCATCGACCAGCAAAGGTATATCAACCATTATATCATCCTGAACGATTTCGTGACGAAAGCGAGCGCCAAGGGAGTGCTGGTGGTAGACGAGGCCTCCGTTCCCGATGACATGAGCATAGAGGATATAGCGGACGAGTGGACGAAGTTCAACGGCGTGATCAAGCTGAAACTCAAATCGGGGGCACAGGTCCCCCAGCAGATGATGAACCGGAGCGTGCCGGCAGGGTTGGGAGACATGATAAAATTACAGATGTCCATGATGGAGGACGTATCCGGGGTACAAGGGGCCATGCAGGGGAAACAGCCCACGAGCGGGACAAGCGGAGCCTTATACCAGCAACAAGCGTCCAACGCCAGCAACAGCATCGTGGACTTGCTGGAATCGTTCGCCAGCTTCATCATATCGGGCATGTACAAGAAGTGCAAGAACATCCAGCAATTCTACGACGATAAAAAAATAATAAGGATCGTTGGAAGGAACGGCTATGTCCAATGGGACCCGGAGACCATGGGAGGCGTGGATTTCGACATATCCATATCAGAGAGCTACGACACTCCGGTATACAGGGCGTTATCCAACGAGTTGCTATTGCAGTTGCTGAACGCCAAGCATATATCTATCGAGCAAATGCTCGAGGTGGGAAATTTCCCGTTCGCCGATCAGTTATTGCAATTGATCCAGTCGCAGAAGGAACAATTAGCCGCTCAGCAACAACAAATGATAGCCGGCCAAGGCATCGACGCTATCAATCAACAATTATAAATACCAACATTAAAAAAAGGAGGTTAAAATGTCAAAAGTAAGCAAGGTTAGAAGCGAGCTGGAAATCTTCAAGGATTTATTCAAGAACGGCATGCAGCCCAAGATCGATAATCTGGAAAGTTCCGCCGCCTTAACGGACGTGGTAAACAAGGTTAACAGCATCCTAGCGACCTTGAGAGCCGCGGGTATCATAGCTTCCGAGTAAGCCTGATACAAGAAAGGGGTTGGCAAATAAATGTCACCCCCTTTCTATTTTACTTAATCATATAAGACCTTTCGCCTGTAACACGTAATTCAACCATGACCTCCTCTTTAACGCCCTCTCCTTGGCCGATATGGGATTTTTACCGTTGGCGTATGGCGTATAATAAAAACATTCCCGGTTGAAATCGTCGATCCGTACAGAATGGGCGAAGTAACCGTCCGTCCTGTATTTACGTACCTCCGATCGGTTGCAAGTTATCAACCTATGATCGTAATTAGGGATCACGTAATAGCGCACGTTACGCCTCGAGTACTTCTCCTTGGCCTCCTTTATGGCGTATCGGAGTTGGATGTCCGCCCTCAAGAGGACGAACCATATACGGATTTGCTTGAATATATTATATATCATAATTAGCTATTAAAAATCTTCTATACCGCTTGGTTAAATACCGCTGGATTATTCTTTTTATTATAAAGCTTCCGTAGATAGTTGATAAGCGGATCGTATGAGGTAATGAATCCCTCGTTTATCAGATCGGCTATCTTCTTCTCCAGTTGCCACAGTTCACGTTGCTTGCTTTCGTCACCGTGCTTGTTACGAAGCATCCTCTCGTGATAATTCCATACGATCCAATTAAGTGCCTCGGCTATCTTAGACATGGCTTTTGGCATGAAGTCTTTTGGTACGATTTTCTTGACAGCAGAAGACAAATCCTTATAAGCGTCGCCAGCCTCATTACGGTAACGGATCATTTCGTCATAGACAAAACGTAAAACCTTGACCTCAAACGTCGGATTGATCCACATGGCAAATTTTATGAATAAAATAGGATTCATCCATACTTTATCGGGAGTTTTACCATTCTTGGTAGTTCGTCCTTTAACTCTTATAATCAACTGGTTTTCAGCAATGAGCATATTTGCTCTTTGGCTTTCATCTTTTGATAACGCTGATATAAATTCTTTAGTCGTATCCATTTCCAAGAATTTACTCATTTGCCTTCTTGGATTATTCGAAACGCTATTCCATTGACGCAATAATTCACTGCCGTCAAAATATCCATCACTCGTTCTCTGTATTACAGAAAAGCTATCAATTATTCGGATCATCTCTTGATTCGTCTTCATAATCCTATAATATTTAAATTGTTAATATCATTTTCTCCCGCAATTTTAGCCATAAGATCAAAACGACTTTGTTATTTTGATTACCTCGTGCGTCCTCCATGAAAAAAGTCGCCCCACACGGCGCAGCGACTCACCATGCAGGGCATTTGACTTCAATATCCTATGTCCGGTCGCTGTCGGACAAGGCAAATATCGGGATACAGGAACGACCGGGAACGATAAATCTTACCCGACGTTAACGACACCGCACGTTATTTACGCTTTAATTCATACTTTAGCGGAAAAGTAACGAGCATGGCGAAGAAGATCATAATACGAAAACCGCTGGACAGGTGGGGCAACCAGATATCATACGTAACTACCTCATCCTCCGTATATGACAAGGAAGGAAACAATCTCGACCAGCTATTGGCAAAGATAGATACGGAATACGTGAGGAAAACATCCATAACCCAAGAGCTGGGGGAATCTGAAGATCTGGTGATGGGGCAAAAAGGGATCACTATGGAGATCAACAGGATAGACCAAAGCGTGGTTGAAATGGGATCGTCTATCTCATCGCTAGGGATCTCCCTGAAAGACTTAGAGGAAAGGGTCTCCATGCTTGAAAATACACCTGCCACATAAACAAAAAATAAGCAATCTCTCGTTTAAATAAACAAAAATCGTATATTCGCGCTGTCACCGATATAGAATATAAGACGTGACACACATTGTGGCGTTAAAGATATCGTCTCCTATAAAGACCTAAATTCCCCAAATTTATAAACATAACAGGGAGCCGATAGCAACAATACGCCCACGTTATTTGTATATATAATCTATATATAAGACGTGGGCCGTTGCTTACTACCTGTTATGTTGGCGTGGGGACGCCGGGTCTTGGTAGTTGTGACGGCGCCACGTTTTTTTATGCGTATATGGTATGTTATATATTTATAACCCCTTATGGCTCTCATCCGTGATGGACCGGAGTCATTACTTAAAGATATTACACTAGGTTGTATTCATAAAATAAATTTATCAAAGTCATACCGCTCTTTCGTGAGAACCAGAGGTATATTTATGCCAATTGGCATAAAATATAGTTTGAATAAATATTTCCAGCTTCCCTTGGGTGGTATTGGGAAGCATTTTAATACGGATATACCCACCGTTGCTATTCCGGGAGGATCGGCAATGATGATTAAGTATGTCTTTGTTTAGATATGGATTTAGATATTATAACGTTCCTGTCCGTGAGAATCGGATCGTTTAAGGTTGTCTGAAAACCATTCATATAGATTATGTTAAATAATAAAAACTCCCTTGTCCGCGAGGATTTGGGGAGTTTTCTATTTTAGATACCTCAAAACGATCAATAGCTTCATCCCATAGGAGATATACTTCGTTGGAAGGGTAAGTACTACTGGAAAATTCACGGACATGCCGTAAAACATGCCTCCTGCGGGATAACGGATGTGAAGATTAGGTAATTTTGCAAAAAAATCTAAATACATAAAACATGAGCGAGGAAACATACAGGATATTCAAGGTGATTTTGATGTTCATATTTGCTTTCATAGCATGGAATTACGTGCAGACACAAAGGTACTCAAGCGTCAATGAATACATTCTAGTAGATAAGATATCCCAAAAAGCACTCATCCTAGATCAAAGCACTCATAAATTTGAATGACTATGAATTACTACGATATACTATCAATTAAGAGAGACGCTACATTAGAAGAGATACAAAAAGCGTATAAAGAAAAATCATTCCAGTTTCATCCCGACTTCAACAAAGGAATCAGTGACGATAGCATGTTCCGTATAATTAAAGAGGCGTATGAGACATTATCTGACACTGAAAAGAGAAATCAATACGATGCATCGTTGAACAAGACAGATCAGGCACCAAGCGAAAATAATAATAGAAATAATGATATGTTTATAAAAGATCATCTTAAACATACAGAAGGCGATCTGGTTAAACATTATACGATTTTAAATGAGGTAAATTCAAAGAAAGCAGAACCAGATAAACCATCTAAGTTGGCATTTTTGAAAAATAAGGAATGGATCATACTATATATTCTATTTTTAATAATTTATCTATACGATATAAGCAAGGAAAAACCACAAAGCATAGGTCATTACATATTTTTAATATCCACTCCTATAGGATATACACTGGGAGCATTCTTTATTTCATCATTAGCAGTCTTATTCAAGTTGATATTTAGACAAAAAACCTCCTTAAAGGAATTTGCTTACATATCAATAATTGTTCTTTTGCTAGGGCTTCTTGGTAATATATTTCAATAAAATGAAAAAATTATACATAGCGGGTGACACCAAACGCCACCCGCTATCTTTTCACTCATCTGAATCCTCAAATATCTCCAACGCTCGTAGCTTCAGCTCGTACACTTGGTTCTCCAGAGAATCATTATCGCTACCTACCTCACGAAGGAACCTTTCCATATCGGATATGGCTCTCACGTATTGAGATAATTCTTGAGATTTCTTGAAATCATCACTTTTCATAAACTTCTCAAGTTTTACGATATATTCTGCCCTGTCAAGAATATTGATAGATGGGTCCATGGACTTCTCTAGATACCCTTTGTAATCATGATCCATTTCCGAGACAAAGTCTACGACCTTCTTGTTATATATGGAATTCATCCGGCTCAGCTTCAAATCCTTATCCCCTCCGGTCAAGAAACGGCTTAACAGTGGATAACGACTCACTGGCATATCTCCATCCTCTCCGGACAGTATATCAAGGACTAAATCAGACACACCCAAGGCTACGGTACCAAAACCTCCCGTATATCCGGAAAAAATGTTCTGCCAAGTAGCCGGATTAAAGCTCAGACCTCTCTTGACATCGTCGCCACCCGTCAACGAGTTAAGCGCCCTCGACAACTCGACCATGGTGGTACTGGTACTCCTGTAGACCTTGGTGTACTCCGGATCATAATCATTAGCCTTATTCATCGAGGTCTTATAGATAGGATTACCCATAAAATTCACGTTAGAGGCGTTTTGGGCGATAGGCTGAACCACCGTAGGCAGGAGATTTAGAGCGAACTTCCAACTATCATACTCCCAGTTTATGTTTAACGGGGATACCATATCAATCCCTGTCTTAACGACATCCATAGCCTCCACTTCCCTTTTACCGGATAATTGCCCGGCAATTATATCTCCGATCTTGAAATAATTGGCAAGCTCCGGAGATAACGGAATCTTGAGCCAACGACCATGAGTCAAACGAATACATATATTATTCTGTCTCTCATGATCGCTCAATGAATCAAAATAATCCCTATCATCATCATCGCTATCCCATCCCAAATAAGCGAAGAGCATAGGCATAAACATATTATTGAGCAACGAGACAGACGATCCCATGAATATTAGTGGGGCAATACGGGAACCTATTCCTTTAATTGGATGATTTATCAGCATGGAATATTCCTTATACATGCTTTGAACGGCGGCGTTAAAGAACAACACCCAATCTCTTCCATACTCAGATATCCACGCCGCTGTGTTAATATACCATTTATCGCTCTTCGTTTTCTTTCCGGCACCTTTCTTGTTAAAGTTAACCGATACCTCCTTGGCATCATTGATTGACCGGTCAATGGATCTTCCATGTTCCCGGCTCGTCTTATACGCCGCATATCGGTTCACAAGTTCCGCTACGTTACCCATGAACTCAAAGCACTCAAAAACAGTAGAGACTAGTTCTTTGGGGGATAACTTCCCAATATTACCATCCGAAAGTTTCTCTAACTTGTTCGCTAAATCCTTGGCGTATTCCTTTTGCGTCTCCACGAACGTATATCCAGTAGCCCCTCCATTATCCATGAACTCCTTAAATATCGCCTGTTCCTTATCAGAAATATCGATCTCTCCCCTTCTGTATTTATACAGATTACGACCTAAACTCCGAAGTCCAAATAACGCTCGCCTCTGGTTCCCTGAAAAATCCTTGAAATACCTAAAGTTCTCCGTCACAAACACGGAGTTATTGGCATAAGGCGTATCTCTTATCAAGTTGGCAAACGAGAACGCCACGTTCTTGGACGTAAAAGCTCCGGCCATAAATGTTTTCAAGTTCCTAGCTACGACATAAGCGAGATCATCCTTCACGTCCGGATTAGTCAATCCATTTACCGCTTGCGCCAATCGGGGATTGCCATTAACGGTCATGACATACCTGTTACCTCCCACGAAAACCTGTACCTGATGCTGGCTTCTCTGGTCATACAATGTTTTATATGGTATATCCGATCGACCTCCTTTAATCAGCTCAGCCTTACCTTCCTCTCTAAGCTCTCTCATCATTTCCTCATGATCTTTCACCGCCTTGGCCACTTCCTCGCCAGAAGCGTTATCCGGTATTTGCGGAATGGACTCCACCCATTCCGGATTTTCCTCGGTACCGACATTTCGAACCCAGATATTATCTATGGTAATAAGACCGCCAGTGTCATGATTGCTAGCTAAATTGAGAAAACGTTGTTTCGCCAAGTTCCTATTTCCTGCGGTAATAGATCCGTATCCAACGTGTATCAAACCAGCGAAAGGATTATCAGCCTCAGAGATACGTCCTTTTGCGGTCTTCACTGGGTTTCCCATCTTTATCTCCGTAGCGTCTATGTAATCATAAACATCGGAGGCAATATTATCGGAGAAACCTCTCAACGGGATAAAGTACTTAAACCGGGAAAGGTTCTTATCCATATAGGACTTGCTTATCAGCCCGGACTCATACTGCCTCCTTAACGTATACTCTGACACGTTATGAACCTTATCCCATAGATTATCGACCAAAACCATCTTGTGGGTAGACTCATAATCTCTCACGAAATCATAAGCGTCAGAAAGCCATTTATCTTTATTCGCCCCATCCTCCGAAGGCTTAAACACTGAAGACAAACCACTATAGTCCTTTCCTAGAATCACACCATAAGAATTATCGCCTAACTTCCATTGGAATGACAATGCCTCTCGATCCAACTCCTTTTGTTCCTCGTCCCACGCTAGACCCTTCTTAAGGATATCTTTCTTTGAATCTTCCCACCTATCAATCAACGTTCCGGTCACCTTTTCTTTATATTTATCCATCTCCTTGTTATAGATCTCGGATTTGACAAATGATTGCCGATAATCGGCGGCTATCTCAGCAGAACGCTCAGCCTTACCTTTATCAACACCTTTCTTTAGTTCCTTGCCAAGAACCTTGTCATACGTCTTTTTGTAAGCCTCACTCCCCTTTTCCTCCGCAACCTTTTCCGCTGTTTTTTTAGCGTTTTTAAGATCAGACTCGGAAATAACCCCCATTTTAGACAAAGCGTCCACGTCAAACGCCTTAAGAGTTTCTATGCCATCCCTTACGGACATATCACGGTTTCTCTCGATACCGTGTTTAGATTGTACATATTTAACCAAATCCCTTAATGGCCCTTTAGACCAATCCCAAGTTCTTCTTAAACCTTTCTTGGACACCTCTGAGACATCACCTATCAATGCCCTTATAGCCTCATTCAAAGGATTAAGGAATTTAGAGTCGAAACTATCCATATCCGCCTTATTCTTTGAAGACAAGGCTATAAGAGCGTAATATGGGTTCTCGTAATCCAGTATCTTCGATTTGGTTTTCTTGGCCAATAATTTCAAGAACTCATCTATAGCTGTTAAAGAGTCAACCATAGCCTCTTTGAACTTAAAACTGTCTGAAGATGCCACTTTATCCCAAGCGTCAACCATTTCCTTATTCAAAGGTTCTTCATTCTCCACTTCTGTTTTCGCTTCCCTAAACCGAACAGAAAAATCCCCGATACCCAAATCATTCCTCATTACCGTATCCTCAGCCACATCCATCAAATTTCCTTGCTCCAAGTTCTTATAGCTTCTCCAGAGAATATAACGGAGGTCATTATCCGATAACTTGAAATCAAGGCTAATACCGGCCTTTCTCAGCATATCAAGAAAAGCGTCCTTGATCTTTTCCCATAACGAACGCTCGGCCTTGTTATCGAAACCACGTTCCGCTAATTCAGCGATGTATTCCTCTGTAGCCTCACGCAAGTTAAGAGGATTGCCTTTAGTCCGGTCTATGATATTTTTCCGGATATCCTCGTTGGCGTTCCGATACACGTTATCAAGGAAAGTATCGAAATCATCCCCGAATAGCTCACGTAACCCATGATGCCCTACCACCTCATGGAGGAAAGTCCTTTGAGCGTCACCTACGGACGTGGAATTAGGTGATACTATGACTATCTCCCCGGTAGAAGTATCATACCAGCCTTTGGAATCTCTCTTACGGGCCAACATATTCTCATCCGTATCGGTTATATCGTCCACGTCATGGATTACCCTGACAGGGGTATTAAGCTTGTTTGACCAATCGTTGATTGAGGATTCAATAGTTTCAGCATTATTTAAATTAGCAGCGCCTTTATCACCTATAGAACGAAAACGAACGCCATCAATTTCTGAGGCCTGCTTAACAGCCTCATTTCTCGATATCTCATCATCGGCTTTATAAGTGAATATTTTCAAACCCGCATCGTATATCGCCTTACGGATGTCACCATCTACGTTATCCGGGACTACAGCGGCAGCAAATTCCTCCAAATATACAGGACGTTCAAACTTAGTCTCGAAGTACATTGCCGGATACTCATTCCTTATGGCATCCACCATCTCATTCAATGTCTTCACATCCTCATCAGAAAAATCTATCCCATATTCTTCCTTTATATATTTTTGAGGGTCTTTGCTTCGTGCCGCTTCCGCCAACCTATATAGACCGTAGTCGTCATATCCTTTGGCATCCGGTTGCAATTTTTCTCCTAACTCATGAAATACCTTAGACCATTTATCCCTGAAAGCGTCAACGTCAGCATGATCCGTAGTCAGCTTCCCTTTATCCTTGCGTATATCTTTCAGTGAGCCTTTAGCATCCAGCAAACTCGCAGCGAAATTTTGGAACGACGCACCTATTCCGACAGATGCGCTTCTTCCTTGCTTCTTCATAAACTTGGATACGTTCTCCAAGGTGTTAGGAATGTACTTTCTTATACCGGAAGGAGTAAATCCGTTAAAAATAATTTCTTTTATCCCGTACCTTTCATTCAATTTATCGAGCCACTTGTTAAAATCGCCTCGCATTCCATTTTCTTCTATGAAATTCCATGAATCGCGCATTGTTCCGTGAGCATCAACCTTGTCGGAATTGCTTATGTCATCACGTACTGATTTCATGAAGCTTTCTACCGCAGAGTAATCAAATCCATACTTATCGATTCGTTCAAGATCCGTCTTACGTTTCTCGTAGAGGATTGATCTTGGATTCATTTTACCTATAGCTTCTTCAAGCTTGGCTCTACGAAGTTTTATCGCCTCATTGTAACCTTCCGTACTAAATCCTTTATATTCCATATAGGCATCTTTCAGACGGGACAATTGCTTGTCAGACAAACCACTCATGGAGAACGATCCATTTGTGGCATCTTCAACTTCGGTTCTTGTTTTCTCCGGATATGAAGGCTTTGTACGGGCTATTTCCGGAGCTTTACCTTGCTCATATAAATACATATAAGCAAGACTATCCTCGCCTCTTCCATCCATATAGCTGTCCATCCCACTTTTGGTTGTCGACCGCATTTCCTCTGGAAGTTTTTGCAAGTCTTTTGAAAATGCGTCACTGCCTTTCCCTGAAAACTGCCTCTCTATAGTTGGATAAATGGGTGTCCATGCGTCTTGACTCCAAGTTCCAGCATTTTTTCCAGTACGTTTCTCAATCATGGAAGAGGGAAGTACAAGCGATATGGAACCATAGCCAGTATGCGATTGTCTGGATATGTCTATAACGGCCGCACTCGGATTGGCGAAGCCTCCTTGTCTCAATGCTTTTAGAAGTTTTTCCTCACTGATATTATGTAACCCAACCAAGGACTTTTCGCCATTCTTATCTTTTACTTCTCGGAAACGAATACCACTATCCGGCCTTATCTCCTCAAAAGTGGGCTTTACCCTTATAACATGTTCACCCTCCCCTCGCTTATTAACTAGTTTACCGTTCTCGTCTTTCACCAAGGTCAATGGATCGGTATAGTTAAACCGCCTTACGATCTCATAAATACCATCATCACCAATATTAGAAATCTCGTAGACAGAGTTGTTTACCCTTGCCTCTTTCAATCCACTCTCCAGAAACGCTTTTATATGCTTCCGCTCTGCGGAGGTAATATAATCGTCTTTATCAACCAAAGACAATTTCTTTACTTTTCGGGGGGCAATATCTTCCTCCCGTTTAATTCCTTTATATTCAGAAAACGGTTTGGTCTTCCGGATTGAAGAATCAATCCATTTCTTGAACTCATCCAACGCTACCCCGGTAATGTTGCCTAACCCTTGCCAACCTTCCTCATAGTTTGACAAGTAAGCGGACCTTGCGTCTTCCAAGGAAGAGAATCCCATCATAACCTTATGCTCATCGAATGAGCCATCAGTATTCACCTGATCCACGACATACACCATGTCACTATTCATATCCGGACCTAGGAATACGTCTATATGATCACCATCCACACTTTCAGTACCTCGAATGTAACCGTAAGTGTTATTCATGGTAACAGACCACTCTTTTCCATTAGCGTCCTTACCGGAACGGACGGAACCGGCGGGCTGCTCTATGGTGACATCGAAACCGTTTATCTTTATATGGCCTTTCTTGTAATTGCCGGCCTCTTTCTGCGCCTCTGTTGGATTGGTATCAACCTTTAGCTCCTCTTCGTGCAATCTCTTAGCCTCAACTATGCGCTCGGCATAGTCCAAGGGGTTCTCATTCTCCTTTGGAGAAGGAGCGACAAAAGGAACTAGTCCCCTTGATGAGCCTTCTTGTGTAGCTCCATCCGTGCGATCAATGTCGGGGCCAGCCGATTCTCTTCCCTCAACCTCTCCAGTTCCCCCGGTCTGATCAAGTTGTTCTCTTGGCAGTACCTCGCCGCCTCCCTCGCGTAAGCCATCGCCTCCGCTTTCGTCATTTCCTTCAATGTTTTCATTTTCTATCGGTTTATTTTGCGCTAAGATAGCGTCTATTTCATTTTGTTCGTCAATTATGGCCTGTATTTCATCCACGATTTGCGAATCAAGCTCGCCTCGCTCCTCATCAGTCAATTGTTTCTCCGAGAAATCACGTACCATGCTTTCCTCATACGCCTCGTATTTCTCCGGGGACATATGATAATTCTCCTCGCACCACTCAGCGTAAGCGTTGTACTCGGCCTGTCTCTCACGCTCAGCGATCGCCTCACGGTTCCGCTTGACATAATCGATCAAGTCTCCACGTGTATGAGCGGAAGACAAGACCTCTATGATAGCGTCCCTTCCGGCGTTCGTATCGTTCTCATCGAAGAAGTTAGTGCCATTCTCCCTATCGGCAAGCTCCAATATCTCACCCGCCCTCTCTATATTAACACCGCCTTTCTCCGGAGAGGCGAACAGTCCGAACATCCTCGCTGTCTCATTATTCCCGGCACCGGTCTCTTTCTTGTAACTGTCACGTGTCAATTTGATCGCCCCATTAGCCAGCATCATGGCCGCAAGCTCCTCTCCGCTCATAGGATCACCTATCACGGAGATCTCCTTCGCTATGACATCACCCGGCTTCTTGCTGGCCTCCTTGATATCATCATCAAGATTAGCCCAGAAATCAGCCTCGACCTTGATCGCCTCATATTCTTGTCGGGCTTTTATCAATGCGGCCTCAGGCTTATCCTCTTTTCCGATAGGGGCATCATCGTATGCCTCTTGCGCCTTTCCCAAGGCATCAGACGCTTTTTTAAGGCTTTCATCGAAAGACTTTCTCGTCACCTCGATCTTCCTTGGCATCTTATCGCCATATTTATCATAGAGGAAATCCAAGGCCATATCCGTTCCTGATGATACGAAATCGGGTGTACCATCTTCTCGCATGACCATGGAAGGATTCTCCACATTGCTAGGTTGTGCTATCTGATCAATGGCACTTTCCGTCTCAATCTCACTCGTTGGCTGGTTGATCGCATCTTCCACGGGAGGTGCAGAGGTTATCTCGGCATCAGCACTTGCAACACTATCATCCTCTGGCGACACCTCATTAGCTTGTTGAGCATCGTACATGGCATCTTGAAGAGCAAGAATATCCCTCTCCGTAATAGGCATAGTCGGAGCTGATCCCGCCTTCGGCGCTACCTGTCCTGTCTCCTTGTCCAAAGCCGCAGGTTGAGCGATCCAATCACCGTTCTCATCTTGTCCTTGAAGAATAAACGCATTATCCCCGTTCCATATGACCAATCCCGGCTTTGGTAATTGCGTCTTGGGATTATGATGCATGGTCATGTCAAGCTCGGACTGGCGGGTAACCAATAATTGTTGACGATAAGAGTTCCTTATTTGTTCCACGTCATTTTCCTCTATATCGCTCAAACTACTCATAGGAACCATACGATTATTTCCGTTATCCGAGATAATGACGTTATCCCCATTTATGCTCCTTATATAAACTTTCTTGTTCTCAAGTCCTTCCTTGAACGTAGCGGTAGATATGACTTGTCTCCCATTAGGATTTATCGATACATAGGGAATAATATTATCAGACATATAAGAATCCACTTCGTTATTAATATTTTCTATCGATTTATCTTCTACCCCTTTAATTTTCTGGGTGTTAATATAGAAATCATAAGCTAATTCTCTTGTCTCATTATCTACACCTTTAAGCATCTCATTTATTTGGTTCTCACTCGCTCCATTATCTATATACTGCTCCATTCTTATAGCCAAATTTGGATTTTTTTCTGTTAGAGCAGTCCTCGAAGCTTCCATTTGTAAGGATAAATCCCTAAGATCTCCCTTATCACTCATATTACGTCCTTGCTCAAAGGCATCGTCAATTATAGACTTAGTGAATTGAGGAGTAGTATTAACGCCTTGATCTGTTTTAGATGAATTAGTAGAAGGTTCTGGAGAAGACATTTTATTATACTTGTAATTATCATACTTATTCTTCCCATATCCGATCAAACCTATTGGAGCGCCACCAGCAACTCCATATCCGAAAGCCTCAAATACGCCATCAGATATATTTTTATCGGGATCAGCCCCGGTTACCTTGTCCGTAATATTCTCCGCAATCTGCGAAGCGGCCTCCGTGACACCTTCCCATACGGGTGCAAACAATAATCCCGCATCTTTATAAGCCTTGCCAAGCATATTCTCTATGGCTCCAGCTAGTTCTTTTTGAGCGACATCCTTTCCCTTTGAGTTATATACGCCTTTAAGCCATTTAACCACCGGACCCAATGAAAGTTTCTCGGATAATAATTCAAAAGCGGATGTAGATATGGCATTGACCCTCTTTGCCAATTCTGGCATATCCGGATTTGACTCATCGAGTTGATCCAGCTTATCCGAATATACGGAGGCTCCCATCAAACCGGCCGCACTAGTTCCACCTGTAGCCATAGCTGCAGCTATTTGTGGAATGATCATAGAACCTCCTTCCATGAACAAGTTGCTAATTGATCCGGTGTAATCACCTTCTTTCCATAGATCCGTGAAACTCTTCCCTTTGTGCCTATCACCCTTATCCATGAGTTTTTGACCAGCCTCCTTAAGCAATTTAGCAGAGTCACCAAACATTCCTCCATAAGTACCAAGGCCCATATTAGAGACATCTTTTGCCGCCTTATCCAAGAAACCGAATCCTCCACCTAAAAGATTCAATCCTTGGCCTCCGGTACGCTGAATGAAATCCGCTACCCAACTATTCATGAAAGAAGAATCCTTCTCATACTCCGTAGGAGGTGGAGGAGTAGCGGTCTCAATCTTTCCTTTTTTACGCAAGGACTCAAAATTATAATCAGGTGAGTTCGTCCACGGATTAACGTATTCCGATTGATCCTTCATAGGCACGTCAGCCTCTTGTCTTAAAGCGATAGGAGCAGGATTAGCTCTTGACTGAGAAACGTAATCTTTCCTTTCAACGGGCGAATACCCTAGGGCACTCTCAAATTTGGAGAAATCGCCTATCTCAGAGAAATAATCATCCTGCATCAGATGATCATAAACCAATTTTCTTTTCCCAGAATCTTTCATTTTCCCCTCAAAGTTTGAGAAATCACCAAGACCAGTATAGCCCCGGCTTATCATCGTATCATATAAATGTTTTATGTTAGAGTCCATGAATCCACTTGTATTTTTCGTTTACACTTTCTTTTGCATCATCATTCAGATTGATATTCTTATAACTATCAGAACGATCCTCAAGCATGCCTTTCAGCATTGGATACAGTTCCGGGAAATCAGCTAGCCGTCTACCAACTATCGCTCTCGCTTTGCTTATCTGATCACCGCCCTCACCCATCACAAGTTTAATATCATCTATATCTGATAATTTTAGATTCTCTTTTTCTTCCTTGGTCAAGGAAGAGTCTTGCTCAATTTCTTTATTTTTTTTAGCAATCAAATCCTTCATGGCTTGATAGGCCGCTGTAACAAATCCGTCCACCTTATCTCTAGGTATACGAAACTCTTCATTATCTCGACCAAACAGTACAATATCCTTCGTTCCTCCAGAACCACCAGATCTTATGTTAGCGACCTTTATCTGGTTCGCTCGGTTCGCCACCTCTTCCTTGGATCGGTTCTCTGCCTTGAATTGCTCCGTAGCCATTCTGTTCGCTTGCCTGTACGCCTCCAATGTCATTGCGTTAGCTTGCTTTTGATCGATCTCGCCCTTCCTTATCCTAGCGTCAATATCCTTCAAGGCCAGCTTCAAACGATAATCCCTCTGCGCCTTTTGCCTAGCCGCCTCCAGATCACGTTGATAGGCTATCTCACCCATCTTGGCGTTCGTGAGCAACGTATCGTATTTCCTCTTCAAGGCGTTTCTCCTTTCCGTTATCTCACGTTGCCTAGCGTCAAGGGGAGCGAGATTGTTCACGACCACGGGACTCGATCCCTTGGCCGTCCCCACCATTCCGGCGATGTTGCTTATCAGGTCGCTTATCCCTGTTATGGCACGTCTCGCCCGGTCATTCCTCTCACGTCTCGCCCTTTGCTCGCCCGTCTCGTACTCGGGATCGCTCGTACGCATCATCTCGATAATCTCCTCCGTGGAGTAAGGATCACGCTTACCCGCCTTGATCGCCTCGCTTTGTATGTTCCAATATCCTTGCGGGGTTATCTCACCCGTGTTAATGGCTTGCTCGGCTGTCATATCTGCGAACTTGTCATACATGGACAACGGGGTTGCCTCTGGTTTCACCGGCGCTTGCGTTAAAGATGGGGCCTGCAACGGGGCGGTCCCCACATCCGGTATAGCCGTTCCCACCGTACCGGGAACAGGTGCCGGAGATTGTACTTGAGGCTGTGGTTGCGCCACGGGCTGGGATACAGGTACCTGTGCCGGCACGCTCGCACCGGACGTGGCTTGAGGAGCCACGGCTTGGGCGTTTCTCCTCCTCTCTTCCTCTACTAAATCTATTCTTCCCGCCATATCACTTCACTCCCGCCCATTTACCAAGTTTTGTGCTCCTTAAAACGCCATCGCCAAAAGCGTCGCCAAGACCTCCAGCCGCCGTAGCCAATCCCGCCGCTTGCGTGGCTACGTTCGCCGCCTTTTTAGAGTTTAAATCCATCTCCGCTTGGTTGAATGCGGTCTGCTGGTTTACATAATTGTTACGCACACCCTCCTTATAAGCCTCGGCTTGGCCTACGATATCGCTAGTCACGTCCCCCAAGACCTCGTTGGCCGCTTGTTTCTGCAAGGCCACGGACTCATCGGATGCGCCCGCAACGGCGGCGGCACCCTCCACCCTCCTGTATCTCTCGTCAAGGATTCGCCGTGCGTTGTTAAGGGCGGCTTGAGCGTCCGCCCTTTGGGTGAAATCCGAGTTATACTCCCTGTCATACCAATTTTGGGAATCCTGCCTCATGTCATTCAGTATCCCCATATTTTTCTTGTAAGCCTTACGTCCGGCTATCCCGGCTCCTATGGCCCCACCTATGCCAGCCAGACCACCCACTACACTACCTATTATTCCCATAAAATGATTTTTATCGTTATGCCTCAAAATTAGACGTGTAGCTTTGCCCCATAACAATAAAAATCGACTTTCAGATAAACTATTAAATACTAGTTCAGTATGGCACGACCAAAGAACGACGGGAGAGGAAGGCTAGGAGGAAGGGCCAAAGGCACTCCAAACAAGAAGACGGGAGAGATAAGGACTTTCATCTCGGAGCTGTTGACATCCAACAGAGAAGAGATCAAGAAAGCCTTCGAGGAGCTGGAGCCAAAAGATAAGGTAGCGGCTTTCACCCAGCTAGTCAAATACATCGTCCCATCCTTGCAATCCGTGGATATAGACGCTGTAGTGGACAAGAAAAGAGACTCCGTGGAAGATAAGTTAAGAGACTTATCCGAAGATGACACGGAATAATAAATGCTAATCCGTACTTTAAGCCGTCCTTTCTTCTTCGATTGGACGGCTTTGTTTATATTTGCGGGTGTTAATCATTTATATCATGAACGAAGAGCTTAAACAACTTTTAGAGTGGTTTGATAACTACGAGATAACATTTAACGAGATAAGACTGTCACAATGTCAATATATCTTTGACTTACGAAAATTTATCTCTGTCCAAACGAACTCCGTCCGAAAAAATTGGGACAATCCGACATTTGAGTATGATATCATAAGCCTCTATCAACTTAAAAAGGTACTGGAGGAAAAAGAGGAAGAAAACACGCCGTATACCAAGACCACATCGCCCGTATAAAACAAGGAAACATAATGATATAATCAAACAAAAAAAGGATGGAAGGATAACACAGGGCTGGAATATTAATTGTTGTTAATTCTATAAATATTTCCGTTACGCTATTTGGTAACAGACAATATTATGCTTATCTTTGCATCATAACAATAGAGCTGGTGGCAACAGTAACAATTCAGCGATAATATCATGACAACTTACATTTATAAAGGACAGTCAATCTCTCACATTCGTTTTATTTCAATTCTTCGTTATGCCGGCATTAATGGAGGTCATAGGCTGTCCGCTTATGAGGCCCTTGTGAAATGTGCAAGCTTGGGGAAAGAAAAAGCTATCAAGATTTTAAATGATCTTGAAGTGATTGAAAAATAAATATATCTATATTAATTAATAATCAAATAAATACAATAAACATGAAAACATTATATTGCGAAAATAGCGAGTTATTAGAGATTCTAGAAAATAATGGGATAGAAATGATTTGTAATGAAAATATGGAAATCGTAATATCTGACGAGGACGCAATACGCATTGCTACCATTGTTGAAGATTTCGCCCCCTTTGCGTCTGGCGACTATGCGATAGAAGATATAGCCTAATGGAGATAAAAGATAACAAAGACATATATCATGAATTTAACATTGCCCGAGTTCGCCTTCATCGAAGGTTCCGGTCACGAAAAAGGCGGGGATCCCCTATATGGGAGAAATGTCATAATGCACATACGTTCTGCCAGTATCATCGAAATATTTGGCAGGAAGGATGTAGCCTTAAATCCGGATGTTCCGACATTAAAGTTTAGCTATACCAATAGATTTGGCATTAAAGAGCCAATGATTGCGGCGTTACATTATTGCGCCACGCTTGATGTCAAATATGATTCCGAAATGATAAAAAAGGAAATCATAAAACCTGCGGCTCAATGGTATTGCGATTGGGCTGAGTGGGAAGATGAAAACATAGTAAGAGAGGAGGGATTGAATGAATGAACGTGAACGAATAGGAAAACGAATAGCCGAAATACGTAAGGAAAGATGCTACACGGTGCGACAACTGGCCGAACTTGCCAACCTTCGAGCCGCAACTATCTCCAACGTTGAGAACGGTAAATTCTCCGTTGGGATAGATATCCTTGCGAAGATATGTGATGCGCTCGAAGTGAAAATAGAAATAATATGATTACGACAAGCATGACAACCTCCGAATTGTTGGAGGAAATCAAGGCTGATTATCTCAATATATTCTCCATATCCGATACCAAGGACGCTAAGGTGAGCCGGATAATCAATAAATCCGGCATCTTTCCTGTGCGCATCCACTCATTTGTTACCACTAAGCGTAAAAACAAGTGGCTGATATTATGGGAGGCCCACAATAAAAAGGATATAGGCGACAATTGCCGGATCTCTTTTGTGTGCTACCATGATACCAATCATGGCAAGTATGCCTATATGCCTGTCTTTGTCAATGGCAAGATGGTTCTTCTCGCGTTTCCTCCTCACTTCTTCAGCCGGTTCGCCGATCGGATGGGAATTAACCTTACAGGCAAAGAGTTGATTAAGCGGTACTTCGAGATAAACAATAGTTATTCATTCACATTTTCGTACGAAGAGGTGGACGGAGGGTACCGGGAGAATGTATTAGCCACCTGTAAAGAGGGAATTGCGATGGGATTCAAAGCCGTAGGGCCGGATGTTTTTCTGCTGAAGACCTTTATCACCTACGATATGTGCAAGGGGGATCAAGTCAGTAGCTTCGCCAAGAGCGAGGAGTTCAGGAGAATTCAGCATGACAACAAGTAATAGTTCTATTTTTCGCATCGCCAATAAAAAACGCCCGTGTTTTTTCTGATACGGGCGTTTTTTATTGGTCTATTTATCG